CCTGGCGGTGGCGGAGGTATACCTATACCTGGCGGTGGCGGAGGTATACCTATACCTGGTCCAGGCGGAATACCTATACCTGGTCCAGGCGGAATACCTATACCAAAACCACCTTCTGTAGTTCCTGGACCAGGTGGAATGCCTATCCCAATACCGCGACCTCCTGGTCCAATACCTATTCCAATACCAAGACCTCCTGGTCCAATACCTATTCCAATACCAAGACCTCCTGGTCCAATACCTATTCCAAGACCTCCTGGTCCAATACCTATTCCAAGACCTCCTGGTCCAATACCTGTTCCAAGACCTCCTCTTCGCGCCCCGCTCCCTCTTCCTCATCCCCTACCTCATCCAATGTCTTTATTGAGAAATACTTTTGGATATGGTGAAATTTCAAACACAAAACCTTTTGACGATTTCAACGATTATGGATTAAACGCTGGTCAAACAGAAATATTGTCTTCTGCAACACCTCAATTAAAAAATAATATTTTATCTTTTTCTGGCAAATGGCCTTGGATTACTAGCGATAATGGAGTTTTAATTAGTCCTACTTGGGTAATAACATGTATTTCAGCTCAAATTGGAGATATTTGCGTATTGGGCATGTACGACAAAAGATTATACGAATCTCAACGACAAATTCGTCGATATCAAAACGTTTTTCAAAATGGTTCATTGAGATTGTGTCAATTGGATTTTCCAGTAGATTTTACTAAATTTGTAATTTCTTGCAACGTTTCAAATGATGATCTACTAGATATTGATATTTACCAAAAAGAAGTGTCTATAGTAGGATGGGGAATTGTAAATAATAAAACAAGTACTGTGATAACAGAGTCGATTGCCGTAGGTGATAAATGCAGTGATGGAAGTATATGTTTAAACGATTCTAGCATTTTAGACAATTGTTTTACAAACTGTCCCGTCTTTATAAATTTACCAGATAATAATGGAGTAAACACTTGGTGGTTAGTAGCTTTTACAAAAGAATGTGAAAAAATCACTAAATGTATTGACGTTGGATTATATTGGAAATGGATTAAACATTATGTTACAGATTACTAACACATGCTAATTTGCTACAGTTTTTCTGGTAACATCCAATAAAATAATGAAATTTATATATTGTCAGTCGTTAAATTTTTTGCTAAAATGTATTATTGACAATATAGAAAATGTTGAACATAATTGGAAATTGCAATCTAGAGACTTTTCTAAATACTGGGCTACCAAACCTTGTGCAAAACAAATTGTTAGTTTAGGAGGATTTGGAAAAGTTATTGTACCCTATTTTTTTGATGGATCAGATGTTTACGGTTACATTGAAGAATTTGGAGAAATTAAACAAAAAAAAATTATCATTAAAACAAATCGTATAAAGTTTGAGAAAATAGTTTCTTTTATTAAAAATGAATGGGTAATAGATGTAAATTACGCAGAATCTTATTTTGCACCTTTTGTAAAATATGTTTCCGAATTGGGAGTTTGTCCGTTTCTATGTAATTATTTAGCTACTTATTTAACTGATAAAAATAGAATGGTAATGTTTATAGAAAAATACGATTTCGAATTGAGAGATTTTGTAAAATCTTCAAAAATGAATCAAAAATATTTAATTAATATCATTTTCCAATTTGTGTATACTATTTTCATTTTAAAAAGTTATTTAGGTATGATTCATTTTGATACTCATTTAAGAAATTTAATGTTGGTGAAAACAAGCTCTTTAAAATATAAATACATTTTACTTTATGACCGTTTTAGAAAAATTGGCATTCTTTTACCGTTTTTGGAATATAATTTAAAAATCATAGATTTTGGTTTATGTTCAATAGACTTGAGTGAATCTGTAGATCCAGTATTGAAACGTTCAAATTTCAGTATGACATCTATGCAAACACCAAATCACCTTAAAAAAGATATGGGGAATAATATGACTATAGATTTACAATATTTTTTACTTCATTTACAGCAATTACTGGGGGAAAATAATGATTTAGATAATTTTTGTTCAAGATTTTACGACGACTACAATCTTATTCCGAGTAAAGTAATAGAAAGAAATCCAAAATTTGTTCTTTTAAAATCTCAATGCATCATTCAAACACACAATGTAGGAATTGGCGAATCTAAAATTCAAAATAGACAACATTTAATAGATGGTTTGTTACGATATTGTTCTACATATGGATCTGTAATAAACGATTCAGACCAAACTGTTTTTAGTCCATTCAAAATAGATGCTATACCATCTTTTAATGAAATATTTGTTGTTCATCCACAAGCAACACGGTATAATATCCCTTCGAGTGAATGTAAATGGTTTCGCCCATCCTTTTTTCAGATCAATAAAAATCGTGTGGGATACAATTGGATGTTTCCAGTTCAAAATTATAAACCAATTCCAGTAAAGGATTTGCCAAGAACAGGAATTGCTTTAAAATATAAAAACCAGCCTTTTCATTTTACGAATGCATATCTTAGTTTTACAGGAGAAAATCAAAGTCTTAGGTTTCATTATTCTAAAAATAATTCAGAATTATTAAAATCTTTTATTTGTGGAAAATTTCTGTTGTATAACAAGAAAGAAATTGTGGTGCCAAAAACAAATGGTCAATTGTTTTTCATGTTTAAAAATCGTACATTTACCGTGGTTTACATGATAAATCCTATAGAATATTCACAAATAATTACTTGGTCTAAAAAACAAAAATATGATTCATTAATTGATGCAACTCATCATGCCAGTTTTATATATGAAAAAGAACAATATAATAATAATTTTAGACCAGTCATGTTTATTAAATTTTAAATCATTTTCTCCTTTTTATTACCGTACCTATTAATATACCTAATATTGAACCAATCACTAAATATAACATTTTCTGAAACCAATCCATCTTAATAGCACATGTAGTACAAGTATTACTACTATCAGAAGCTGATGCATTTTTCCAAATGCGCGCTTCAGAAGGACAGCACGCGGCGTGAGAGGAGCACATATGAGACGACGACGATGCAGGTTGACGAATCAAAGGTTGTAATTGTTGCAATTGAAGACGATCCAATTGTTGCTGTTGTTCTATTTGTGTTTTGATGATTTGATCTATAGGAGTATGAAAATTGCTGTTTAAAATTTTTTCTATAGGAGTAGTTTGTCTCATTTTAGTTTATACAGTAACTGACAGGAATCAATAAAAACAATAGTGATGTTTGTCCACTACAACTTTGACAATAACGGAAAAATGTTTGAAGGATATGATTCGTTGGTAATAGGAGGAGGAGGTTTAAAAGGTAGTCAATTTTTAGGAGCTTTAAAATATTTAGAAGAACAAGGTATTTTAATACCCATTACTTACTTTTTTGGTACTAGTGTAGGTTCAGTGATTTGTTTACTATTAATTTTAGGATATTCTCCAGATGAGCAGTATAATTTAATGAAAGATAAAAAATTTTTTTCATTCAAGCATTTTACAAAGATTACATCAACTTCACTTTTAAATTTTGAATTACCCCAAATTTTAAATGAAATTATTGATCAATCTCTAACATTTGAACAGCTATTTAAAGATACAGGGAAACATTTACATATCGTCACATATAATTGTACCAAAAAAGAAGAAACTATTTTCGGTACCGAAACAACACCGGAATATTCTATTTTTAAAGCAATTTGTTTTGGTTGTACTCTTCCTTTTGCGTTTGAACTACCGCAAAATGAAGATGGACATTTTTATATGGATGGTGGTATTATTAATAATTTATGTGTAGATGTTGCTTGTAGTTTTAAATTATCAAAACGTATTTTAGCATTACGTATTACAGAAAATAGACCTTTTCAAAATAATAACTATTCAGATATTTTAAATATTTTAATTAGTGTGCCAAGTCAAAAATTAGATGATCAAAGATTGAAATTGTGCAGTTTACACGAAAATAAGATAGTAGATTGTATAACATGCACTTCTGATCACGGAGTATCTGGAATTTTAATCATGACTAATGAAGAAAAAAACAACCTTTATTTTGAAGGATACGAAGCAGCAAAACTTGTTTTTTAAAGAGGGCATACATTTCCTCCTAAACCTGGTTCATACTGTTTCGTAATAATACAATTTTTTACATCTACTAACGTAGGTCCAGAATATGCATCTGTCAAATCATAATTGGCCACTTCATTTAAAATAGGATCCCATGGATGTGTTCTGATTAAACTATTGAGGCTAGTAATTGGATCTTTTAACGAAACAACTTCTACAACCTGAGGGCAAGTATATCCACAATATTTAACCACCATCAAAGTATCGTACCCTCTATAAGTAGCTAGTTTTGCGATAGCAATATCTTCCGGTATACAACAAGATGGAATAGTAGTTCCCCAAGTCTGAGCCATAGTTTGTTTTGTTTTACTAATCACTAACTTACCAGTAGGTAGAAATAATCCTGAACCGCGACAAGCGTAATAGTAACAACCATTGAATGAATTTGTTGTTTCATAGTATGAATTTTTTACATTTTGACGTACAACTTCAATGTATTTTACCGCTTCTCCAGGACGTCCATCTTCTTGGAAAGCAACCATTTGTGTACCGTATGATCCTCCGAAATTAAGGGGTTTATATTTTTTATAAGGACTAGTTGGAAAAATGGGTAATTTGTATCGCATTTCCATTCTATTCCAATAGTCTTGAAGAGTAGCTAAATCTTTTGATTTCCAAACGGACGGAGAGCCGTAAACAACTGAAAAATAACTTTGCAATTTTTCCAATTCTGTACTTTGAGGTAAGGATTTCCAATCTATAGTACTTGTTTCTGTATCGAGTAAATTCATGGTTCCTCCAAATTTTATAATTTTTTGACATGTCAATAACATGTCGGCTATATTGAGAACTCCACGTTTTTTGGAACAGCCGGTTTTAAACGAAAAATCGCCATATCTTTGCCCTAGAGATTTCGGAGGATCTGGGTCTAAAATATATTTTGGATCTACCAGCGGAATACCAGGTGCAAAAAAAATATCTAACCACAGATTTTCTGTATTTGTATTGGTTGAAATTTTAAACGGATTTTTCTGTATACATTTTTGTACAGAAAACGTTGCTTCAATTAAATCAATATAAAACCTTTCGTATTTAGATCCATCCCATTCGTTGCTCAGTTGTATACATCTATATCCTCTTTGTACGGCTAATTGAGTAATGTAAAGTTTACCTGAATCATTTAAATATGGAATTTTTGATGTAGGAGTATTGGCCTCTTGTCGGACCGATGCAGTTGTTTTAGAACCCAAAAATGTTTTAAAATCAGAAGAGGCATAATTTAAAAAATTAGCATCACTAATATCAAACAAATTAAGTAAATGTATTGAATTGTAGGCAAAAAGACATGTTTTCATAGGTATAAACCATCCTGTACCTGTTCCCATGAAATACCAAGTTCCACTCCACGAATCAACATTTAAACTTTTGTAATAATTTGAAGCTAGAGGACAAACTTCGATATATTCAAGATTATAAAATACTGCAGATTCTACAGGACTTGCTCGTTGAAGATTTGGGCTATATTTAAAATCAAGGCCATTATAAAAATTTGTAAAATCTAACCCTATTTTAAAATTAAAAGCGGGATATAAGGCCGATAAGTAATCAGGTATTTGAGAATTGGTAATGGATTGTTCAAATGTTTTTAAAACTGTTCCATCTAAATATTTTAAACAATTCATGTTAAATTTTTGATCTATATTTATCACCCCTTTTTTAGATATGCAATCTGATACAAAACTTGTAATTTTCGCGTTTACAGTGGCACTTGTATCTACTCCTGGAGGGGCTCCTTTGATTACTTTTTGTAATGGATTTGTTGGAAGAATAGGTTGTGGCTGAATAGGAATTTCACCCGGGGGAACATCGGGAGGTACTACAGTACCCGGAGGAACTGCAGTACCCGGAGGAACTACATTACCAGGAGGAAGCACAGTACCAGGAGGAATTATAGCTGATGGAGGAGTTTTACTGGAAATTTTGGATTTATTAACCTTGTAAAAAATGAAATATGTTATAAATAACACCATTAAAAGAATTACAAAGTAAATAAGTTTATTATTCATTTTTATTAGACGTTCCATATAGCAAATTAAAATTCCATATACCAAATAATATGGAATTTTTATCATATCGTTTTACACTCGGGACAATCTTGTTTTTTCAAAAGTGGATCGTTATATATTTTTCTCAATTCTTTAACTTGTCCTGACATAAAATTCCATATACGCAAAAAAATGTGGAATTTTTACAATACTGGGAAGCCCAAAGCACCTCCAGCAATTCGAACAATGTTATTGTTGACGACTGTAACAATAAATTCAAAATTTTGTGCATAGTTAGTTCCAGAATTTGATGGACCTTGTCCGGCTGAAGCGACAATAGCATCTGAACTAGCTGATGGAACAATACTCACGTTAGCCAATTTACCATAATTTGTAGATCCCATCGGATCTAAATTAAAAAAATCTAGTGAATAAGAATAGAGATGGTATCCTGTATCCAAGGGAATAGCTGGAGCGTGATACCAAGGATTTAGAAATGAGAAAAAATCTGAACCCATATGAGTAAATCGATTGGTATTTTCGTAAATCAAACTGGTATCTTTAATTGGATCATGTGCGTAGCGAGATCCGTAGTCAACTTCAGTATCTGTATTTCTAACAACTGGACTTGCTGTAGTATAATTTGACCACTGATTATGGAAAGTAGTATTTCTTACACTGAAAAACATGGCTTTGATTGCGTGTGAAAATCGAAGATCGTAATTTGGATTAGGATTTGTCGAAGGGTTATATGTTTGACGTGGTGCTGTTTGAACTTGTTCAATGAGAATATCTCGTTTGGTACAACCCATTTTTCTACGTTCTTCGTTGGCAACAATTGCGTAATTTGCCCATACTTGGACGGTTTTCAAAACAGGTGCTTGATCGATATCTTGTCCAACCAAAGGTTGATGTACTTGAGCTGCTGTCGAAGCTGTATTGTCCAGAATGAGTAAATCTTTCCAATCTCTGAATTCAAAATTAATATGCATTTCATTGTACGGAATAGCAGCAGTAGGCAGAGCTACTCCACTACTTCGTGTAAAGAAAAATGGAAGTGGCAAATTAAAAGTAAGACTTGGAATTTCTTCTCCTGGAGCATGAGGACTTGTATAATCGTGAATATTTCCAATCATATTGTCATATCCAACTCTTTTAGATGCGTCTGTGGTAAAAGCCGTCCAAAAATCTAAATGGTAATTATCAAATCGGGCAGCGACTAGATCATTAAAACTGATACTACATTCTCTAATCAAATTGTGCAAAAGATTTTTAGTCCACCGCAAGCGTCCATCAGTTCCAAATTGGTTATTTGGTTTCAAAACTACAGAAGGAAATGTGACACGTAAAGTAGTATGAATTAGATAATCTCCTGCTCGACTTACACTTACACTCCATTCTTGTCCAAAAGATGCATTTCCATTATTTCTTGAAAGCAAAACAGGTACTTGAGTGAACCATGTAGATTTTCGGCATGATCTCACAAAATATGTAATTGCTTCGTCGCCTCCGTACATATATTTTTCGATTTCGTCGTACGTTGCAATATCAATAAATCCAGACGTGATATTAGATTGCGCCATTTATTATAAGAGTAGAAAAAAAAATAGCTTGCGTCATAATATCTTTTAAAAAAGTTGTAAACTGCAATAAATGTCAAGTAATAACATCTTGGAAATAGATAGTAAAATAAGAAAAATTTATTCTAAAGAAATTGAACGATTATCTGAATATCAATCTAAATTAAACACTATTAAATCTTTACTTACGGATGTTTTAAATCTGAGTCACAGAGTTCGTAATCATTTAGAACAAATTAAAAAAGATATTGAAAATGAAATCACTTTTTTGTCGTTTACAAAATTTTATTTCATAGAAAGTCGTGATGTATTACAAAGATATTTACAAGTAATGAAAACACCAACAATTAATTCTTTTTTTAGAAAAAATAATGAACAAGATGAAAACTATGTAATTAAACGCAAACTATATGAAGAATATAAAGTAATATTACAACCATATCAAAAATTGGTACAAATGTATTCTACAGAGCCGAATTTGTTATGTAGTTTAATAAAATGTGATTTTTGTCAATCTGAATTCGGTTTCTATTTGGATGAAAACTCTAGCGTTTGTAGAAATTGTCTGACTGAAAAAATAAGATTAATTAGTATTAGTACATTTAGTGATAATAATAGAATAAATATTTCAAACAAATATTCTTATGATAGAAAATTACATTTCAGAGATTGTATAAATCAATACCAAGGAAAACAAAATACTATTATCCCAGATTTTATTCTTGAAAACATTAAAACTGCTTTAAAAACATTTGGTATTGGAAAATTAATAAAATTAAGTCATGTTTATATGGCAATGAAACATTTGGGATATACAAAATATTACGACGATGCAATACTCATTCTGTTTAAAATAACAGGAAAAGAACCAAAAAATATTGAACATTTAGAAGAACGTTTAATGCAAGATTTTGATTTGATTTTGACTGAATATACAAATTCATTTAAATATGTTGACAAAAAAAATTTTAATACTCAATATGTATTATTTCAGTTATTAAAAAAGCATAATCACGTGTGTGATCCAGAACAGTTGGCTGTTTTGAAAACAAATGAAAGAAAATTATTTTCCGATACAGTTTGTAAAACTATTTTTGAAAAATTTGGTTGGAAATATTCGAGTTTGTAATTGTGTAAAAAATTGTTTGGTAATATAATTTTTTACACACTAGGAACGTATTGTCTGATCCAGGGTAGATAATAAGATACTCTAGTATAAACCGAGTTTTCGTCGCAAAGTTTGGGTGTTCCGAAAGAAGAAATACCAACCTGTATAAATTTTCCGTTAATATTTGTAACAAGAGGTCCTCCAGAGTCGCCAAAACAAGAAAGTCCTCTGTCACCTTTTACACAAATTTGCCGTAGTGGAACAGGAAAACCCCATTTACAATTTGTTGTATTTTCATAGGCATAATTGTATTTTAAAATGTCACTTAGATTACTATCAGGTTGTGTATACCCCCAACCAGATACAATTAATCTTCTTCCAGCTGTACCAATATTACTTAGGCAAATTAAATTTACATAGTTACTTTTTTGTACTGGAGTATCTAGTTTCAAAAGGCTGATATCATAATCTAATACACCATTTTTATATTGTGGATGTTTATAAATAGCTGCAACTTTTCTAAACTGAGTAGTTGATTCGATTTTTCTTTTATCTATTTGACCAAAACCAATTGTATCACCTACATTTGTTTGAAAACAATGAGCAGCTGTTAATACCCATTGTTCATGAATAAGAGAACCACCACATCCTCTAAGAGATACCATCCATGGAAACTGACCTACAGTTGCAAAATTACCTCCTACAATATACGGTTCTTTATTAAAGACTTGAATAGAATTACCACAATAAGAGTTAATAGGAGTAGGAGAAATAGATGGAGGAAAAATAGGTGGAGGAGGAGAAATAGGAGTAGGAGAAATAGATGGAGGAGAAGAAATAGGTGGAGAAGAAATAGGTGGAGAAGAAATAGGTGGAGGAGAAATAGGAGTAGGAGAAATAGGAGTAGGAGAAATAGATGGAGGAGAAGAAATAGGTGGAGGAGAAATAGGTGGAGGAGAAATAGGTGGAGGAGAAGAAATAGGTGGAGAAGGAGGAGGAGAATTTATAGGACGTGAAACTTTCTTTGATACAAAAATACCAGAAAGTAATAATATAGCTATAATAGCGATAATAATTATTTTCTTATCCATTTATTAAATATCTTTTACATATTGCCGGATCCATGTAAGATAAGCACTAACTCTTGTATGAATAAAAGGAGGAAAACAGGTCTTACCTTCACCTGTACTACATACTCCTACGATGTAGTACATTCCATTTTGGTTTAACATGAGCGGACCCCCAGAATCGCCAATACAAATTTGTGCATTGTTAGATTTTAAACATATTTTATCCGCTTTATTAAACATGCTGGTTGTACACACGTTTACTTCTTGAAAAACTCCTTCTCTTAGAATTGCACTAGATATTATGTTTGTAGCTGATGTACTACCAAATCCCGCAACAATTAGTGATTTACCTGTTAAATCTATATTTGCAGCTGGCAAACATATAGGTTGTACATAATTATTTATAGAAACAGGGGAATCTAATTTCATTAAACATATATCACCTCCTTGAATAACTCCTTGTTTTTCAGTAAAATTTGGATGATTAATTACTTGAACAATTTTTCTAGATTGAGTTTGAGGCTCTTTTTTAGAAATATCCACAGCACCTATAGTAACAGGCACTAGCGGAAATTTGCAATGAGCAGCCGAAAGAATCCATGAAGGAGAGATTAGGGTTCCTGTACAAACGGAAGGAGCTGGATTGGCAGGTGTATTTACAAACGCGCATACCCAGGGATATTTTCCTGGATAAACAGCAGTTCCGTTTATAAGATAAGCAGCTTTAGAATTTGATACACCACATTTCAAAGGTACAACTCCAGGTACGGGAGTAGGTACAACTCCAGGTACGGGAGTAGGTACAACTCCAGGTACGGGAGTAGGTACAACTCCAGGTACAGGAGTAGGTACAACTCCAGGTACAACTCCAGGTACAGGAGTAGGTACAACTCCAGGTATAATTCCAGGTATAATTCCAGATATAATATCTATAATACCAGGTGATGGTGCTACTCCAGGTACATTAGGAGATGGTACAATAGAATCTATAATCCCTGGTAAAGGTGATGGATTAGAAGGTGATGATATTGAATTTTTTTGTTGTTTTATAACTAAAAATACGCAAATTCCTGCTATTGTAAATGCAACTAATAAAATATACATATCTTTCTCTTCCATTTATTTGGGTTTTCATTTCATAAAATTTATAAAATCGTCAATTGATCGTCCTTTTACCGATTGATATACTCGTTTTCCTTTGACAAATTTTAAAAAATCTGGTACTCCTTGTAAATTGTAACCAATTTTACGAAGAAATGCTTGTCCTCTTTCATCATCAACATCTACCTTACAACATACGCATTGGTGTTGGTACATTCTTGCAAAATCTTCAAATGTTGGTTTTGTTCTTACACAATGTCCACAAGTATCACTCATTACCATAACCATTACTGGTTTTTGCATACATTCAGGTATATTCAAAATTCCATTGAAATCGGTTCCATCTAAAAACATTACTTCCATTTTTATTATAACATAAATTAATGAATTCCGGTGAAAGAAATAGTATGATTGAATTGGCGTCTGAAAAATATAAAGTTTCTAGAGAATTTTTAAATCACATGTCTAACAAAGATTTACAAGAATGGATAAATCCTGTACAAAAATGTTCTTGTAGAAAAGTTGTTAAGCAAAAAAAGAAAACAGCTTGGAAATGGTGGTAGTATTTTTATACTCCAGAAACATATTGTCTTATCCAAGGTAAATAATAGGATATTCTAGTATAATTTGCTCTTCCGGAGCAATACGGACTTGCTGTAGAACTAGTTACACCTACCAAATAATTTCTTCCATTATTTACTGTTACTAAAGGTCCACCTGAATCTCCGAAACAAATGTCGCCAGATACGGCTGTAGTACAAATTTGTTTAGTATTATTGTAACAACCAGTTTCTTTGGTATAGTTAAACTTTAAAACAGAACTAGACGTATTTCCTCCTCTAACAGGTGTTGTAGCTCCCCATCCCGAAGAAATTAGATTTAATCCATTTACTGGAAAATTTCCTAAACATATAACATTGACATAATTATTTAATTGTACTGGAGATTCTAATCTCATTAATCTAAGATCATCTAAAAAATTATTACTACCCCCTATATACTGAGGATGGTTATAAATTGCTATTATTCTTCTAGCTTGAGCAGAAGCTTCGTTTTTACTTCTATCCAATTTTCCAAAATATAATATTCTTCCTACAGTTGTTTGAGTACAATGTGCTGCACTAATTACCCACTGTGGATGAATAAGAGATGCGCCACAACCTCCCGAATCTACCATCCATGGAAATTGTCCTAATCGTGCATAATATCCTCCTACTATATAAGGTACAGGATCATTGGCAAAACCCCCAAAAGACATTCCACAACTGGCTGGCATTGGAGACGGAGTAATGGGTGTTGGAATAGGTGATGGAGCGATAGGTGACGGTATTGGAATAGGTGATGGAGCGATAGGTGACGGTATTGGAACAGGTGGAATAATAGGTGATGGTAATGGCATTGGAATAATAGGTGATGGAATAGGTAAAGGAGCAATCGGAGAAGGAATAACTATAGGAGAAGGAGGTGTAGGTCTAGCCCAGAAAGGGGGTGGTAATTTATCTGGCAAAGTAATTGGACTTGAAATAGGATTTGGAATAGGTCTGGGATTAGAAGGTTTGCGTGTAACTACAAAGCCTAAAGAAGCTAAGAATGCTATTATTGCAGCTATTATATTTTGATTTTGCATTTATTAATTTAACATCATTTTAGAAAACTTTTTTTCATAAATGTAAAAATTGTAAAATTTCCAAACATATTTTGTGTATGTTTGGAAATTTTGGAAAAAACTAAGTCGAAAAAAAGTTTATTCTGCTTCTTATTTTTTGATCTACATTAATTTTTTTAACGATATCATAAATATAAGTTTCTATATCAGTAGATAAATTATTATGACATTGATTAGCTAAGAATTTATAAATTTCATCGTGCCCTTCGAAAAAATCATCAAAATCGTTTTCATTGTAATCTATAGAGCCAATATCTGAATTATTTTCTTCGTCAGTATCATTAACATTTTCAAAATATTCTTCAGGTAATTCCATTGAAGTATTTGTTAATAATTTTTTGGCGAAATCTACATCAACTTCATCTAGTGTGACTAATGTATTTGTTAATCTGTCGAAAACAAGTAACAATTTACAAATTGCCAATACAATAGAATTATATTTGTCATCAGCTAATTTTGGTTGAGATTTACGCTTAACCCATTTATTACAAAAATTGTATTGCATTGTAAAAATATAACAATAAATTTGCAAATCTGTTGGTATTTTTCTTAATTTTTCTAATGTAATTAAAATATATTCATCTACAGTTTCGCAAGATGAGTTAAAAAAATATTTAAATATATCTTTTAATGTAATTTCTGAAGAACAATGTTTTGTTTTTAACCAGTCATCAAAAATTTGTTTAATAAAAAAAATAAGTTGTTTTTGGTTATATATCCAACATTTAATTATTGGTAAACATTTAATCTGTTCCAAAGATGTTATTCTATTAATTTTAGGTTGAATCAAAGATCTATGTTGTACAAATTTTTCACCAAGTTTTGGAAACCAATTATTTTGTATAAGAATATTACTTTTCCCAGTACTTAATAACAAATGTTCGTGTTCATTATTTTGTAAAAATTTAGATATTGTTTTGTCTACTATTTTTTCCATTTTTTCTAGACGATTTTTTAAAATCCAGTTATTCAACATTTGTATGATTTGATCTGGTCGAACACTATTAATTTTTTGAAAAATATTTTCTGGTTTTAAATCTAATTTTTCATGAGAAATATTTTTAAAAACACAGTAATGCACCAAAGTTGGAAAATTGAAACCGTTAATTAATGTATAATGAACTGCAAAGGGATTAAAAATATGTATATTATTTACATCTATTAATTGTTTATCATTTTCATTATGAACATTTTGACGTTCACGTTCTTTTTCCAATCCTGGGTGTAGGGGAAATATTTCAGACTCGAATCTTTTAATTTCTTCCTCGGAAAGTAAGAAAAAATGTCTTTTGTTAACAATTTGCATAACATTTAATGGTAGTAAATCATTTTTATACAATTCGAATGTACGACTCATAAACTTTCGTAATTTATCAAAAGGAATTGTAGATCTTTCCATTTCAATTACAGAATCTCTTTGAAAAGATTCTGCAGGATGTAAATGTTTTATAGAATCTATAAAACAAGAAAAAATAAAATCTTTTAATTTATTTTCATTTAACGAGATAACCCGTCTTATATTTTGTCTTCGTACTAATTTAATTAACGTTGTAGGATTTGTTGTATAGTCAACGCCTCTTTGTTTATGAATTTGTAAAATTGTAGCTCTATCTGGAGCTTTTTTAAAAATCCGTTCTTTACCATATTTTTTTTCTAAAAAGCGCAGTAAATCAGACATTCTTTGAAAATTTTCATCTACAAGATATTGCAAATTTGATTCGTGTAATAATTCTTTCAAAGCTCTTTCTGCTAAATACATGTAATATATTGGATCATTAGATCTATCTAAAAATAAATCTAGAGAATTTGTATTATTCGATTGTAATTGAAAACGTTTTTGTTCTAGAAATTTACCATAAGCATTTTTTTGAAAACTGGCACTAAAAAGTTTAGCATTGCCAGTTTTCAACAATTCTTGAGTAAATGAAACATCATTTTTACATCTACTTTCTATATATTCAACAATAGCAAAATTATTTATTTCAACATTGATTTTATCACACGCATCTGCGTAAGCATGTTCAACATCATGCGAACGTACAATACTTTGCTTAAAAAATCCAGAAGGAAACATGTGTGATAAAATATAATGACACGGAGTTATCCATTCATTGTCATCTATAATTATTGGTTCTTTTTTCAAAGTTAGAATTCCATACGGAACATCTTCACTCGTTTTTACCGTAATCATTTTAATTTAAATACAACTAAAACCCAAACGATTGCGAAGACGTTTCGTTGGAAACTACTTCACTTGATAACAAGCTAGAAACTGGGGGTTTATTTAAACTACCAACACCACTACTTTTTGATTTTCGCCTTTTAAAGTAAAATACTACTCCAGCTAGAGAAATAATTACAACAGTGATCAAAACCCATTTATTTTTATAAAATTTTGGTTTCACAACATCAGGGTCGTTGGATGCTGATGCTCTTTTTGCAGATGTGTTTGCAGAAACAGTTTTAGTTGCACGTTTTGTACCAGGTGTACTAGATTTTTGAATTGTTACATTAGCTGAACATGGTTCGTCGGATCTCAAAACCATATATGTAGGTTTGTTTATATTCTTAGCAGTTCCTGAAACATACCCATCATCAGCTTTGTTATATTCGAAATCATCATTGTCCAATTTTCTTTTTTCAACTATAGCAAATTCGAAAGGAATATTATTTTCTGTCTGTACAGTAAAAAGAACGATGCAATCAACAAATGAATTGCTAATTTCTAGAATCTGGCGTTCATCATCGAGCTGCAATGTTGTAGTTGTAGAATTGTCAGACATATTCTTTATTTTACAATACATAATGAATTTAAAATGGTAAAAGTGCAAAATAAATAATGAAAAGATACCATTATTCAGATATTCTATATTCTCATATTCCAATACATCCTAAATTAGAAAATACAATATATTTAGTTCCTCCACAAAGTGTGAGATATTTGTTTAAAAACAAAGATTCTTTTCCTTATATATATACGATTAAATGTAATAAAAAATTTAATAGTCTTGTCATACATAACGAATCTGAAATGATTGATTTTTTTAAATTTTATACTGTAAAAAATGTTGTCAATTGGAATTGGATAAAAGTGTTATTTGATGGTATAGAATTTCGATGGTATAAACCTTATTGGAATTGTTCACCTGAATTACAACAGCATATCCAAGAAAAAGATGCTTGGGAATGGTATTCTAATATTGAAGAACCTTCAGGATTTGTATGGCAACGTTTTACCATGTCTTATCGTTTAAAACAGCCAAAAGTTGAAAAAAACCTGTTTGACGGAAAAGAACATTATTAAAAATGAAGTTGAGTGTCATTTTCTTTATTTGTATTGCACAAACGTGGGCTTTACTGCCAAATTCTTATACTTCTTCTTTGGTAAATAAAAATGATAATATAGAACCTTTAATTCGACGTATAGTCGAAGAAAATCTTGATGCTTTCCATTTAAAATTACAAAAAACGATTTGGAATGATTTTACTGAATGGATGAGTTACAATGAAAATTTCATTGCTTCTAAATTTGCTTCACATCAATTAGAAATGAATAATAATATAGAAATTTTACAAAATACAATGATAAAAATTTTACTTGATATCAAAAAAGGAAATGAAGAACATAAGCATAGAAAACATCACAAACGCAATGTAACACATAATATAGAAAAACGCGAAGATAAGAAAATAACCCCTATTGCATTATCAGAATTACTTTTTCCAGAATCTCCACTTGCATTATCAAAATTACTATCTAAATCTGATTCTCCATTAACTACTGTTGAATTATCAAAAGTAATTTCAAAATCTAAAAATACTTCTGAAAATGGTGCTCGGTTAGAATCTAAAGTAGAATCTAAAAATACTTCTGAAAATGGTGCTCAGGTAGAATCTAAAAATACTTCTGAAAATGGTGCAGAATTTGTAGATTCAGATTATGATGATTTTGGAGAATCTATTCCTTTTTTTTCAAGCACAGTGCCTCCTCCTAATTATACTCTAAGAAATTATTTTAAAGAACGTACAGAGAGTATAGATGATAAAAAACTCAGGGAAACGATAGATAGCTTTTTGCAATAAATTTTCAAAAATAAAATTTTATTTTTGAAAATTAAAAAATTTCCATCAATTTATGTCTACAAAATAACTGAATACACTGCGTTAAAGAACATGTGTATAAAGAAAAAACAATGTCGATGAAATTAAAAAAAGAACCGTGGATTCCAGATACTGGTAAAAAATTAAACGAACAAGAAATGGAATGTGCTGTAAAAGAATTAATTGATACAAAATTTAGAAAACTAGAGCGAGGTTTCATAGATCCTGGTATTCCAAATCAATGTGTAGCTCTTTTTTCATTTGTGCCTTGCGAACCAAATAACTTTAATTTATATGGATTTGCTAAAATTAGAGGAGTTTTTGCTAGTGAATTCGAAGCTATGGAACAATCTAAAAAAATTATAAAACATTTCGACTCTTCCAATACAATTCATCATGTAAGAGTGGGACATGCATTTCCGATTGGTAATAATTTTCATGGACAATGGGAGAATATAGTTTTAGACGATGAATTGTGTAAAGCAGAAGCTTTGCTTAAAGTAAAAGAAGATGAAAGAGAAGATCAAGAACGTCAATATTTCGAAAAACGTAAAAAAGATCTACTAGAAGATGTTAAACCAAACAAAGAAACAAATTTATTGGACAGATATATTACACTGAGACAAAAATATGCAAATATGGGTGTCATTCATGATGAATATTCTAAACAATTACCACACATTGAAAAAATTGCACAAGTTGCATATGATGAATTGAGGCAAATAGAAGAGCAAAATCCGCAAGTTCTTCAAGATTATCAAACTGAATATTTAAAAATTCGAAGAGAATGCGGTTTAGACAAAGATAAAAGTAATGAATCTATTAAAATAAAACAATATTTCGATGCCATGCCACTGTACGATTTCATCAAAAAGTAAGGTATAATAAAAGTCACAATGGAACAGCAACAAATTATAATTATAGTATTAATTTTAGTCTTTCTTGTCACTCCAGTAGTTTTATTCGCTTTCATGTCTAAAAAGAAAACAGATACAATAAGCGGAATCGCAAGTCCAGTGCCGGGTAAACGTCCGCCACCTGGTGCTGTACCTGGTGCTATACCTGGTGCTGTACCTGGAAATTTACCTCCAACAGGACCCATATCAAATGTGCCAGCTGGCATTATTGATATAACAAATCCTCCTGCGATAGTAAATGCTTCCAGTATGCCAAGCGTCAAAGAAATTGCATTTCAATCTAAAGCAGCTTGTCAATCCAAAATGGGTGTTATTAATTGGGTAACTAATGCGAAATTGTTAACATGTGATGCAATTGTTCCATTTGGACAACCAGAATCTCCAATTTTCAGAGAATTGGATCAAATTCAAGCTTTAATAGATAATGGTACATATAAACCTGCAAATGAAAAAGATAAATTGGCTATTTACTTTAGTATTGTTTATCCTAATGCAGATCCAAACAAAATTAAGAGTATGTCAGATCAACAACTGATAGATTGGTATCAACATTTGGAATTGTATTACACTCTTCCAGCAGCTATTATGCCAGCTACTCCGATTACACGTAGAAGACAAGTAGGAAAACAATTTTACCGTGTCCCAGAAGGTGTTATTTTGGACCAAGATCCAGACAGGCTCGGAGAAGTTGGAAATTATTTGGAAGTTATTAGATTTGGTCCCATGTACAATTTTTTTACAGATCCATCTCTTTTTGTAGGAACATATTATTACCCAGCTAAAGGTAGTGGTTTATATTTACCTTTAGGTAGAACTCTGGTTGCTTACAACAAAGTTCATGCTATGAAATTGCTAAACAGTCCAAATTCTCAGATTGTGATTTACGGTGGAAGAGATTTTCAATCGTTTCTTTCAAAAGATTCTGGAGACCCGAAATACAAAGACGAAGCTTTTGTATCGGCATGTGTTGCCAATAAAAAGGCTACAGCCAACGATCCATCGTGTTTAAAAATTTTTAATTATTTTAGTCAAGTCATCAAGTATAAACCATCTGCGCTTGATAATATGATTGCAGAAATGTGTGCTGGAAAATGTTTACGTTACGAAACTCGTTCAGTAGCCAGTGGTCAAGCAGATAAAAAGACTTTGGTATATTACGGTTGTGGAGATACTGGAGATAAATTTTTAGCACAAATGGCAAGAAATCGCGGATATAATACATTGCAATTTTTAAGAGAAGCACAGATGGAACTAAACGGCGATGCTGTAGTAGGTAACGAAATCGTGCATTTGGTTGAAAATGTTTACAGTTCAACAGCTCTGGTACGTTTAGACCCTTTTAAAATGCCTTTATATCTTCCGGCAGGTTCATCGCCAGAATTACCAGTAAATTATTTATTGGATCAAAAAATTAACGGAATAGATGTGAAAGCTGTTATTAATACCGAATTTCAACCTTATAGACAGAAATTATTTGATATTAATGTTATTGTAGATGAAAGAAATACCAATGGTAATGCTTTAAAACCCGTTTAAACCCCTTAAAAAGTTGATAAAATTTTATATCTAAAGACTGAGAGGTAATCACAACCATGTTTAAACAAATTGAAACAAATTGTTTGGATGAAAAACATTTTTTAGAAAATGTGACGCTTTATGAAAAAAATAATGGAAAATATAGTGTCGAAGGATATTCCATAACATCTAACAAAATGATGATATCTTGTAGATTTGGATACGATACTATATCTAAACTTTTTTTACGTGAAATTGGTAAGGATGAAATTTTGTCTACTTTTTTAATACAAAATGGTATGTCTGTAGAATTTTCTGAATATAAATATGATTTTGAAACACTTGTAGTAACAAATTCATTGGAAGAAAAAAAATTTTGGCATCATATGTTAAACGGTATGAAAATTTCTCATCGTTTGTGTAAAATGAGAAATCTTCGGCTAACTGATAAGATAATAATTTGTAACAAATCGATTACTAAAAATTTTTTAGAGAAATTTAAATTTTATCGTATTATACATCCAATTTCGTGGGATACTTCACCTTATCAAAGTAAATATTTTTACAGTTTTATAGATTACCAACCAATTATTACAGCAAATTCACGCCTTCAAACATTTATAATTCATAACAACTTTATACAACCTGATATAAAATATAAAGAATCCCAGTATAACTTTCTATATTTAGAATGGACTGAAAAATTATCTAGCGACGATTTTAATTGTCCAGTTTGCTATGAAGAATTTTCGACCATGGTTCGTTTTTCTTGCTTGCATAACGTTTGCTATTATTGTTTTGTAAAAATCAAAGCAACTGCATTAAAATGCCCAATTTGTAGAAATTCCGAATCTTCAGTATCTTATTGCAACAAAAGTAACGTTGATGAAAATTACATAGAAAATTTACGTCCTAAACCACTCGTTTTTGATTTTATTGAAAAAATAGAAGATTATAAATTTGACCCTGATGAAATAGTTCACTTACATATTTTTAATAAATTAGATAGATTACATAACCATTCTAAAAATATTGTATTTGTCGTTGACGATGTTAAACCTACAATTATTATGAAAGAAAATATAAAAATATTGTGCCGAGAAGAAAAAAATACTATCCATATTTTGTATAAGAAAGAAAAGGAGCGAAAAATTTGGGAATTATTTTTAGACGAATTAGTCACAACCGAAAAACAACAGGAAGAGGAAACGGAGTTTTAGAATAAGTTTTAGAAAATTTAGATTTAGAAAATTTAGATTTAGAAAATTTAGATTAAGTTAGTTTTAGAAAACTAACTTAATTTAAAAAGATTAAAATTTTATTAATTCTTCAAAAATTGTAGGATCCTTTGATTCATTTACAATGTCCTGAACAGTTTTCCAGTTATTTGGACCTGCAAATATTTCAGATTTTTTAAATTGTAATGTTTTATCTTGACGTATCTTGACGGGTTGCCATCCATCTGGAGTGAAAATGCATTCTACTACTTTTTCTTCAAAAGAAGCACAATCTGTACATGGAATATCATCGGAACAATCATTGACGCAGAAAATTTTACTTTCATTTCCAGTTCCAAAAACAATTCCAAAATAATCGAATTTACTAGCATTGAAACAATAGTTAAATTCTCCTAATGTATTATATTGTGCCCTACTTATTCCACAATATACGTGTTTTCTACGAACAAGTAGATCGGCTGTCAGCTGAGATTTTTTTTTCCATTTATAAATTGGATATTTAACAAAAAGTGGCTTATCTACTAAAACATTGGAGGGAGTAAATATAAATCCATCTGTAACTTCTTCAGAGGTCATGTTCTCCAATATTTTAAAAGTATTTTTAATTTCTGGAAATTGAACATTGTTCAAGAACAAACAGTTTGGAAAAAGTAAATTTTTTAGAATATGAAACCTTTGAAAATAATTGAGGTTAGGACAGTAGAAATCAAAAATAGACATTTTTCCATTTTCTAAACGTTCACCATGAATAACATATTTAAAATCGAATTCTATTTTAATTTTTTCCAAAATTTTATTGTTTACATCTTTCACACACATTTCACCTCGGTGACATATAAGAAATACTAATTCTCCGTCACATTTAGTAGATACAGCATACCTGATATTTCCTTCAAGAATTTTACCAATATCATTTTTAGTCAAAGGGATTGGTTTTTGAAAAATCATTTTTAAAAACTATGAAAATAGTGTGTGGATCAACAACAAGTTTTCAACTCTTATATACTGTGAAATAATTTAACTAAAATTAAAATTTTTAATACAAATGAATTTGTATAAGAATTTGTATAAGAATTTGTCTATAATATTTCTAATTCTTCAATCGTCATGTGCTTTTGTACTTTACAATTCAAAATGGACTAAACCAAATTTAACATGGTATGTTGTACAAAAAAATTGTCCTATAGATTTTTTTCTTTTCCGTCGTATTGTTTATAATTCTATAAAAATGTGGGAAACTTACGGAAATTTAAAATTTTCAGAATTAAATTGTAAATTTGATTGTTGTAAATTGGCAGACATTTGTGTTTCGTTTCAAAACAAAAATCATTCAAATATTGATAATTGGAATTTTGATGGAAAAGGTGGAACTTTGGCGCATGCTTTTTATCCAGGACCACAATCTCTTAATGGAGATGTTCATATTGATGTAGAAGAAAATTGGAATGTTCTTTTTTTGTTGAGTGTGATGACACATGAAATTGGCCATGCTTTAGGAATTCAACATAGTAACATGGTAAAGTCTATAATGACTCGCTGGTATCAACCACTTTTAACAAAAGATATATTTCAGGATGACAAAATAGCAATTTATACTCTTTATAAAAAACACTAGTTAAAATATGCAAGATATCGAAAAATTTATTCCTGTTTACAATAATTATCCTGTATATTTCTTTAAAGAGTTTCTTGAAATGAAATTGGACAATAAAGAAAAATTTAAACACCAAAAATTTTTAAGTAGATATTTTGGTAATATTTTTATAGATTCTCACGAATTACTACTTTTTCACGATATGGGAAGTGGAAAAACCAACAGCGCAGTAGCCATCATTGAAAGACTAATGGAACTCTATCCACACGAATATAAAGGAGCAATTATTTTAACTAAAGGGCAAGGTCTTGTTCATAATTTTGTCAGAGAAATAGTTAAATGTACAGATGGAAAATATGATGTTGAAACATCAGAAGACATGTCAGACAGACATTACAGAATAAAAATTAAAAAAAATATAGAAGAAATTTACACATTTTTTACTTTTGAAGTATTTGTTAAAATGATTAAAGATATGAGTAACACTTTAATAAGAAATCGGTTTGAATCTTATATATTTATCGTAGATGAAGTACATAACATTAGAGATAATGAATCTACTTTAAATACGTACGAAGAATTGCACAGATTTTTTCATATTTTAAAACATAGAAAAATTTTACTTATGAGTGGTACTCCGATGAAAGATAATCCTGATGAAATTGCCAGTATTATGAATCTTATTCTCCCTCCTGAAAAGCAAATGCCTACAGATAATTTGTTTGCTTTAAAGTATTTTGAAAATGGAAAATTAATTAACAAAAATGATTTAAAATCTTTTTTCAAAGGTCGTATTTCGTTTTTAAAAAGTGGTATAACTGATGTTAAAAAAAAATTTCATGGAAAAATTGAACCACCTTTGAAATATTTTAAAATTATTGCTTTACAAATGAGTGAGACCCAAAATAGGGGTTACGAAAATGCTTGGAGATTGGACCACGAAAATGTCAATATTTATTCGAATACGAGACAAGCATCACAGTTTGTAGATGAACATTTTCAGTTTGGTAAAAAAGTAAAATCTCTATATAATGATATTAAAATGTATTCTTGCAAATATGATGCTTTAATTAAAAACTTAATTCCAGGAGAATTAAGTTTAGTATATTTAGATATAGTTAGAGGTTCTGGTCTGCACGCCTTAGTCAGATGTTTGGAAAGTATTGGATACACCAGAGAAATTAGAAAACCAAAATCTTTTGTTTTGCTTACAAGTAATCTCACAGAAGTTCAAAAGCAACATTATATAAAAATATTCAATAGCCCAGAAAATGTTTTTGGAGATTTAATTAGTATTTTAATTGGTAGTAGAGTTATTGTTGAAGGATACACATTTAATAACGTCATTCACGAACATATATTAACTCCTCATTGGAATTTTTCGGAAACCTCGCAAGTTATTGCTCGGGGATGGAGGACAAATTCTCATACTGAATATATTAGGAGAACTGGAACAATACCAGTTGTCAATGTTTATATGTATGCGGCTATTCCAAAATCTTTACCATCTATTGATATGATGATGTATAAAATATCTGAACAAAAAGATATTTCTATAAATCAGATAGTAAGAGTGATTCAAGAATCTGCAATAGATTGTTGGTTATTCAAAGATCAAAACAACACTCTACATCGAGATGGAGAAAGAGAATGCCAGTACATGACATGTGAATATGTATGCGACGAAGAACGTTTGTGTACAGATCCAATTTTATACGATCAATATGATTTATATCATTTTAAATTTTCTGATCAATGGAATTCATTTTTAGAAAATTTAATTAGTTCATTTAGAACCAAGTGGGTAATAAATTGGTCTGAACTTGGCTGTTTTAGAAATTTCCAAATAGCCCAGATTGTATTATATTGTGTACAAAATCATGTCATTTTTATAAATCCAAATAGAACTGAAAGTCACATCAGGTATAATGAGACTGGATTATTTTTGGTTCCTTTATACTATTCAGGAGATATGATAACTGAAGCATATCTTTTATGTAAATATCAAAGAAAATCTATAAGAATATCATATGATGATTTAGTATTAAAATATACCATGGACAATGTTCAAGAATATATTAAACTTTTTTACAAATGTGTAGATTACAAACAATGTGTTAAAATAATGACACATTTCCCAATGTTTTTACAACAAGTCATTTTAGAAAATGTTTTAAAATTAATAGTATTTCCAAATCCAATGTATGGTCATTTGTTGGAATTTATTTTAAAATATTATGAAAGTAGTATTTTTCAGAATGATGATTATGTTGGGTATGTTTTAGATAAAGTTTGGTGTATTGGAAAAAATACTGGAAAATGTGTCTCAAATGATGCAATATTGGAATACTTTGATCAACGTAAAAAATATATGGAAAATAATTCATTTGGTTATTATGGGCAGGAAAATAGGGATATCGATGAATTTTGCATTAAAATTGCAAATATAGACACTACAAATATATTGGATAAACGTAAAATTCAATCTGGGCGTAGATGTATTAACTGGAGTAAACCAGAATTGATTGAATTGGCAACAAAAATTATGGGAAATTCGAATTATGATGATTTCAGTAGACAAGAAATTTGTAAAAAATTACAATATTTTTTCAAAACAAAAAACTTGTTGGAACACGATAGTACTTGCGGTACGCAATATAAGAAGAAAGCTTGAAAATGTTTACTTAATAAATGGTTAGACAACAAAATAGTTTACGTTGTGCAATTGCGTGTAATTCCATTACTAGAAATTGTAGGAAAATTTGTCCAAAACGAAGAAGAAAAACCACAAGAAAACGTACTACAAAACGTACTTATAAAAAACGCGCGTACAAACGTCGTAAAATTGAATATTAAAAATCTTGTATCTTCTTTCTGACTAGAAAATGGCTAATTACAAGTTACGAGAACATGAAAGTTTTAAATGTAAAATTATACAAGTTGCTAAAAAAGATAATAGATTAGCCATAACATACGGATGTGTCAATGGACAAAGTGAAAAAACGCGCACTTATTTTACACGAGATACATGGTTCGCTATGAAAGCTCAAGATTTCGTGGGACCTCCTTGGGATCACGAACTTGGAATAGACCCAAAACAGCCTTTTTTATCTTATAAAAAAAAAAGAGTTCCTAAAGATAGTTTTTAAAATTTAAAGAAATTTATATATTTATTAAAAATTATACTGAAAAATAATATATGAAACTTTCAAATAAATGTTTGTAGTAAATAGAGAAGATTTTGAAAAATTACACGACCAAACAATTGGTCATCATACAACTGAAATTTCGGAAAATAATTTGGAATTTCCCAAATTATTTTACAAGATAAATGGTTTGGATGTGTACAATACGTTTGATTATATCTATAAAAAAATACAAAAAGGTATTTTCCTTAAATTCAACGAAAAAGAAATACAAATGATGGTTTTTTGTTCAAAGGAAAAAAATGAGTGGGGTCATTTAATTCAAGCTCCATCCAATTTAAAACGTTTATCAAAATTTAATATTCATTTAAATACGCATTATTGGCAAACGAATAATGGAGTTATGCGTTACGAAAACCCACACATTGAACATTTTAATAATTTAGAAATTTTAAAAGATATGTTTCAAGAATTGGCAAAAACTAGAAACATTCCAAAGGGTCTTGAAATATTTGTCAACAAAAGAGATTTTCCTATAGTCACAAAAGATGCACAATATGAACCTTACTATAACATTTATGGAAAAAATTATAAATTAGTTGGAAAAGAATTAATTTCTATGGCTCCGATTGTGAGTTTTAGTAAACGAGATGGTTTTGACGATATATTAATTCCAAATTACGAAGATTGGAAACGAGTTTCAAAGCCGTGCTCTTTTCAACATATTCCTTGGTGTGAGAAAAAAAATCAAGCGGTTTTTAGAGGATCATCAACTGGAGGATTAACAGATAATATTAGACTAAAATTATGTTCAATGAAACATTTTTTATTGGACGTGGGAATAACAAAATTAAACAATCGTCTTTTGGCAGAAAACAACAAAATCGATTTTTTAAATTATCAAGGACCTATTGTACCTAAACTGACATTTCAACAACAATTACATTATAAAATGATAATACATGTAGAAGGTCATGTTTCAGCGTTTCGTCTTGGTCTAGAAATGGCATCGAAAAGTTGCCTCCTCATCGTTGACGGTCCTTGGTATACGTGGTTCAAACCACAACCTTTTGTTCATTATTTGCCAATAAAACGTGATTTATCAAATTTAATTGAAGTTATAAACTGGTGTTTAGAAAACGATGAAAAAGCTAAACAAATTGCTGAAAATGCTTATACATTTTACGAATCACATTTAACAAAATGTAAAATGTTAGATTTTTTAGAAAATACATTTCAAAATTTATCTAAACATGTTGGATCCTATAGATATGCTCCTATAAAATGGAATATGTATATTGAACAAACATTACCAAAGTTTCATAGTTATAATGATTGGTTTCACGAAAATGTAATGGAATCAAATTTAAACACATTACATTTTAAAGATCAATTGCAAATATTTTTCCAAATTTTAGTGAAATTTCAATATTTGCAATGGCATTATTGTGCATTTTTAGAAGATTTTAAAATAAATATTGAATTTTTTGAAAAACCTAAAAATTTATCTTTTAACGAATTGTATGATCATTTTTTTTACAATACCAAAATAAATGTTCATATCGGATCAAAATCTATAAAATATGTAAAAGATAATATAACTAATTATTGGGAAATTAAACATAATCTTTATGATATCTTAAATTTATTTAAACATCCAATAATTAAGAGTATAATAATTCCGGAAGATATATCGTTTAAAGAAGGAATTAAAATTATTTATTCAAAATATTACCAATTACATTCAGATAGTATTAATTACAAAAGAAAACTCCCAACACCGCTTATAAAGTCAACAATTAATGCTACACCAGATTTGGATCATTTTTACAAATATCCATTTCCTAGTACTTTTACTACAAATAAATTGATTATTTACAGACAATTGCAAATATGCGAAGAATGGTGTAATAAAGAAATTTTAGATATTTTTAAAAATTTAATTTCAAAATGTAAACCCAATAAAATAATTTTTAATAGATATGATGTCGAATTGCCAAAGAATATAAATTCTTTAACATTGCAATATAATTATCCAGTAGAATTTTCATTTCCATCACCGTTGTTGTCAAATGATACAATTTATATAAGATTAATTTTTGAACTCTTGTACAATAACAAATTTATGATGCCAGAAGATAAAAGTTTTTACATAAATTTATTTAAACCTTTGTTAGAGTTAGATAAGGTAGAATATAGTATAAAGTTGGCTAGATTACAAACAGTGTTGAAATACAATTCAATCCATCAATAAAGGGAATAAAATGCCCGAAACGAAAAAATATCCGAGATTATATTTAGAATTGCTTGAAAATAAGCAAAAAGTTAGAGAAGATATGATGTTTAACGAAATTACTTATAGTATTCTTCCTTCTAAAACATCTGAAAAACTTTCAAGTTCTATTCAAAAAAGTGTGTCACCTAAAACATCTCCTATTAAAAAATCTGAATTACCAATTATTATAAAATCTCCAGAAATTCGACCATTAGAAGAAAGCCTTTTGGAGGATATTTTTTCACCGGAAACAATTACACAAAAAGAACCACCCAAAGAAGAAATTATTGTAGAAAAACAAATCACTTCTAAACCACCAACTCCGCCTTTAAAAGATGTTATACCTGACAATGTGTACAAACAAGTTTTTCAAGCGCCGCCACAGCCAATACCAGAGGTTAAAAAACCAGATCCAGAGTTACTTTTCAAAAAGCAGAAATTGTTAGTTAAATTTGATATTTTAAGAAAAAATGGAAATCGTTCTATTCCAATATATTCAATGGATCATGATTATATGGTAATGAAAAAACATTACAAACTTTTAGTCAAACAATTACATGTAGATAACAAAGTCACATTTTACAAGCAATGTCTATTAGGTTTATGTGGTTGTATCGAAATGGGGTTAGGAGAAGCAGGACTTGGATTAGATATGGAAGGCTATACAGAATTTCAAGCAAATAATATGAACAAGTATGAAAAATTATTGATTAAGATTGGTGAAAAATCTTATATGCCATCGAGCGTAATGCAATTGCCTGTTGAAATGCAACTATGTGTCACATTAATTATTCAAACCATGATTTTTACATCTTCAAAATTATTAAAAAATAAAATTGGGTTTAATATCTCTTCTCTATTTGGAATTATTGATGACAACAATCTTCAGTTACCAAAATAATTTATTATGCTACATCTATTTTAGTTCTAATACCCATTGCATTGAGTTCTTGAAATAGTAACTTGGCAGCATACGGCATATTTGTATTTGAACTATCACTTTTACAAGAATGACAAATATCTTCGCTACAAATAATACCGCAATTTGTGCAAACAAAAGATGTATTATAGTCTGACGTTTCAAACATTCTCTCTTTTATGAAACGACTAATACCATGAACCAACATGCTATCTTTTTCCATTTCTCCAACTCTTAATCCACCATTTTTCGATCTTCCGCAATTTGGTTGTCTCGTCAAAGCAGTTACTTGCCCCTGTGCTCTGGCGTGTATTTTATCTGCTACCAAATGTTTCAATCGGTGATAATAAGTTGGTCCAAAAAATATTTGAGCCTTTATTAGTTCTCCTGTAAAGCCATTATATAAAATTTCTGTTCCATTCCTACTAAAACCTTCTTCTTGCAAACGATCACACAATTTTTTAAAATTTGTAGTCTTCTCAAAGGGTGTGCCATCGCTGGTAAATTTTTTATTAGTTACACATTTAATTTTTCCTAATACGCATGCAATAATTTGGTTTATTGTCATTCTCGAAGGAATACAATGTGGATTAATGATAATATCTGGACAAATCCCTTGTTCTGTAAAAGGCATATCTTCTTGATTGTAAATCATTCCACAAGTTCCTTTTTGAGCTGTAAAGGAACAAAATTTATCTCCAATTTCTGGAATTTTTCTTTTACTGATGACAACTTTCACAATATTTCCAGATTTTTTAGGTTTTATCACAATTTTTACTACTTGACCGTCTTCGGTGGCGTGAACAGAATCGTCAACTATTGTAGTTTCTTTTTTAGTAGTTTTAGTTACTACTTTGCCAATTATGACATCATTTTTTTTAACAAATGTTTTAAGAAAAACAATTCCATTTTGATCTAAATGTTCATAATTGTAATGAAGTTTACGTTTGTCATCGGGAGGATTGCAAATACATTCTTCGTTGCCAATTCCATTTTTCTTTTCTTCTACCATGTATGTACGACTGACGGAAATACTAAACAAACCTCTGTCTAATGAACTTTGATTAATGATAAGTGAATCTTCTTGATTGTATCCAGTATAACATGCAATAGCTACTAGAGCATTTATTCCATTAGGATTAGCATCTATACCACTTAGCGTAGCCATTTTTGTAGAACATAACGTTTTCTGAATATAATCCAACGTATAGCTCACAGTTTCAGTTTTATGTGAGCTGTTTGGAATAAATCCAATTGCTTGTTTAGCCATGCTAGATTGATAACATATTCTAGGACTTTGTGTATGATCACTAAATGGTATCTGAACTGCCATTACACCCATCATTGCACTGGGTTCAATTTCCAAATATTCAAACGAATCGTATTTCAATAGAGCTTCGTTATCTATAGCAATAGTAGTATTTTCTATTTGATTCGGATCTAAATATTCAATCACTCCCAATTTAACACATTCACTCCACGATTTAGAACCAATGGCATATTTTTTAAATTTTTCTAAATTAATTAGTGGTCGTAAAAGTCTTCCTCCGTCGCATAGAATTTCAATCATACCCAATTCATTATTAAAATACCATGTTACATCAATTGGCAATATTTGTTGACATTTTAAATCTCTCAATTGCAAAATATAATTTTGGTAATCATTACAAGTATATATAAATATACCATTTATAAAAATTTTTATATGACCGTCAATTTTAAAAATAAATTTTTGCACCAAATTCTTTACTGTTAAATGTAAAACCTTGTTACTAACATGGCAAAAAATAGCCATATTTAAAACTACCCCTACAGACTGTCCTTCTGGAGTTTCATTTGGACAAATGTAGAAAAAAGATGTTGGATGTAATTGTCTGATTTTATCATTTTTTCCTTCTTTACCACTTGGAATAATAATTCTTCTCAATGCACTAATCATCCCACAAGTGGAAACTTTTGGATGAGGTATTTGACAAACACCATTACGAATGTAATTATTTCTTTGAACACCCCAATTTCCTGTGGCAAAACTATACAATAAACCAGAAGTAATTCCAGCTTGCTTATTTAATGAAGTTAATTCTACACGATGTTGTTTTTCCATGATTGTAGTCATGGTTTTTAGAAATTTTTTGTACAACATTTTAAACAAATCTGCACACAAATAGCCACAAAATTCTACTCGTTTATTGGAATAAGAATCTTTGTCTCCTGGAGCTAAAATTTCTGAATGTGTCAGAAATAATTGACGTAACATTAAACAAATGCAATGTAATCTTTCCAATTTAGTACTATTTATTCCTAAATGTGGAAATAATTCAAAATCTAAAATGTTATTAATCTCATCTGATAAAGTTATATCCTCAATACTATCCATGTAAAGTTTTGTATAATACCTTCGTAAAATAAACTCATTTCCAATGTATTCACTATAGTTTTTAAACAATCCAATAGCTTTCAAAACTAATCCAACAGGTAAAAGTTCTTTAATATACGGAATACTAATTAAAATATTAAAAGATGGAGTAATTTTTAGAGACACCAAGACACTATGTGATGTTTCATCAGACATGCTTCGCATTTCACAAATCAAATCATCATTTTTCCACGAACATAGAGGTTGATTGTAAGCATTTCTCATTTGACCCACAACAACTCTTTCTTTTCCATGAACAATAAAATAACCTCCAACATCATCTGGACTTTCACATCTATTTCCCAAATTGCAAACCACACTGTTTAGCATCGTGGGAATTTTAGCCAAAAGGACACGATTGTGTATTTGTTGTTTGATCACTTCATTGTTATATATAATTTTTTCTTCAATTTGAACATATAAATGGGATTCATATGTAATTTCTTTCAATCTACATTCTATAGGAAATAATGGAATTTTACACCTGTCATCATTGACATAAAATGGAAAATCTACGTGGGCGCCAAATATTTTTAAAATGTAAATTTCGCCGTTTGGTTTAGTTACTTGCAAATGAGGTTCGTTATAGATTATATTTTCAATGTCAAACAAAATAAATCTGTTGTAAGTTTCTATTTGATGGCGGACTAAATTATATTCTTTGAAATACTTTTTAACTAATTCCCAGTTACCCATGATGAAAATTGAATTATTTTAACAAGCTAAATTATTTTTAGTAATAATAGTAAAATGGATTTAAACGAACCTTTCAATTATGCTATGAGCTTAACTCCGATACAAAATCTTTTAATGTTTACAGAACAAGAATTATCCAATTGCAAATTGTTTGAACGTCGTGAACTCAATAGAATTTTAGAAGCTTATAACGGTAAAACAGTTAAAGAACTGATTGGTATTCAACTTCCAGATTATAGATTACAACTTTATAATCATTTGCTATATCTAGAAAGTGCAGATTATCTAGTTTCTCAAAAAGATGTAACTCGTCTAACAAGTAGACAATTGGTGATAATGAGGGAATATTTGTTTCGTTTTACACGCCGCTCAACATTAACTGTCTGTGAAAAATTAAAAAATGTGATTATGCTCAAAATAGATGACACAAAACAATTATCTTTTAAAGATGCCAAAAATTTAGCTAAAGTAATTACTATTTTAGTAAACGATGTAGATTTTTCAACTGAAAACGTTGAATCTTTCAAAAATTTGGATGTTATTGTAGAACAAACGGCAGGACAATTACGTCCAGCTGAAGAAATTTCAGATTTGTTTCTTAACTACAGATTTGTATCTGAAAATCTTTTGGAAGCAAAGGCTATTTGTGTTGGATTAGGTCTAAACCCAAATACAAATTGGTTTAAAATTCAAGATTACAAAAGTTTTGCACATTATATATGTACAAGATTTTCAGACACAACTTTAAATATTTTTAATATTAATTTTATATTGAAAACATCTAAATATATGCCAGTGACAAATCCTTGTGTTATCTGTCTTGAAAATCCGATAAACACTATTCATATTCCATGCTTTCATGCATCGTTGTGTCAAAAATGTGTTACCTTAACCATCACAAATAAATGTGTAGTTTGTCGCACCGATGGTTATAGTAAAAAAATTTTTATTTCATAATTTCCAAAAATTATAATTTTTTGGAAATTATTTCAAACGGATTTAAAATCTTTTGTTTCTTCTATAGAAAAAGAAACCAAGACCGCCAGCTAATGCAATTATTCCAATTAAAAAAAAAGCCGATCTATTATTAGCAGGTGGTGGTGTTGGAGGAAAAATTGTTGGAGGAAAAATTGACGGAGGTTGAGGTGTTACTTCTGGAGGCGATGGTAATTTAAAGTCGCAATTGATAGAATTTTTGACGTCATTGATATTTACATCTTTATTTTGCAATTCTTCAAAAACAATTTGACATAAATTTGATGGACATGTTGGCTTTTTTAAATCAGAAGTTACTAAATATGCACTTTGACCAACACAGGGAGGATACCAACATCCATCATTAAAAGTGCTATGTTTTTTTACAGTTTTATAACTTTGATCTTGCAATCTATTTAAACATTTACAATCTGGAGCTGTTTCATGTTTAAAACAATAATTAGTAACTGTTGTATCTTGAATATCCAAATTTTTTTTATTAAACCACATTCGACACACATCTCCTTCGTTGTCGCCACTTTTTAATTTACTACAAATGGTAAATGGTTTTCCTGTTGTTGGATCTGTAATACATTTTTTACCAAGACCACTGCAAAAATTTGTCATCATAGTATCGTAATCTTCTGTTTCACCGAATTTACTTTTATAATTTTCAATAACATTTAAAGAAGTCATTTTTAAAGGGTCATATGTACATGAAATATTGGGAGCTTCTTCATTCCAAGCCATTTTTAACAAAGGGTCTTGTTTTGAATCGTTTAATCCAACTTTACAATCTGCAAAATCTAAACTGGCACATGTTGGCTGGTTGGCGGTAAAAGCTCCGCACTCTTGCATCGAAATTTTCCAATCTGGAATATTATTCGTTGTTTCGCACGGTTTTGTTCTAATACCTCCACATGGGACATTGTATGTTAATTTCTGGCTTTTTTGAACAGTATTTCCAATATACGACATTTATTTAATAAATGCTTAATCCAAACTATTATCCTTATGTTGATTTAAGTACGCGATACGTTTATGTAACATACCCATCATACTACTGGGGAAATAATTATTCTGGTGGTATTGGATATGTTTATAATACTGTATATGGAGGAATGTATAATAATTAAAATAATGGTTAATAAAAAATGGTTTATTTCAATTACAATTGTAATTATATTATTCTTTTTTACTTGTAATAGAAAAAAAGTATCACTCGGAGAAATTTCAAAGGGTACAGAATTTTGTTTTGGTCAAGATTTAGAATTACCATCACAAGCTTTTTTAGTAAAAGATCCATTTATTATCGGAGGAGTTGTAGCAACAAAATGTCCTTGGATGGTCAAATTGGGGCAAGGTGTTTTATGCGGTGGATGTTTAATAAGTCCAAACTGGATATTAAGTGCTAGCCACTGCGGTATAACTTTGGGTTCAGTAGCTATTCTAGGAGCTCAAAATTTCAGAATAACGGAACCTAATCAACAAAGAATAGAAATTAAAGAAATTATTAGACATCCAAAATTTGGATTAGGTCCATTTACAACATTACCCAATGATATCATGTTATTAAAATTATCAACACCTGCAAAAATCAATGATCATGTCTATCCAATTTGTCTTCCAAACAATTGGAATGTATCTGGTAGAAATTTAATTGTTTATGGATGGGGTAATACTATTCCTTCTCAAAAAGTAAATATAAGTCCAACTTTATTACAACTCACTGTACAAGAGACTGATCAATGTAAATACCAAATTAATTCGGAATCTCAGATTTGTACTACTGCGTCAAATTCTCCATTGCAAACAACTTGTTTTGGAGATTCAGGAGGACCGTTAGTGTTAAACGAATTTAATAAAAATTTTGTTGTAGGACTGGTTAGTTGGGGAGCGCAAGGAACATGTGAAAATTATACCGTATTTACAAGAGTTTCTTATCATATAAATTGGATTAAAAATGTAACTGGTTTATTTCAATAATTTATACTATCGAAATTAAAATAGAGGATTAAATATTTTTTTAATAAAAACACGCGAATTTGAAGTTAATTGTTTAAATTTATGATGTGAAATAGAATTATGTACTGGAAAATTATCTTCTTCTAAAATACATGAAACATTTTCATCGCGTTTATTTTTTAAAAAAACTGTGTCACTTTTAGCCATTTCTATGTGATCAGCAGTCATTTCCATTCCATACAAACCAATTAGTGTAGAATCTCCATGTATTGCAAATGAATCTACTAAAAGAGTATATCCAAATGGAATTTTAATACCTAACAAATCTATTTCGTCTTCGTGTATCCTGCCCACTATAACAAATCCTCTAGAAGTTTCATGTAACGGAGTCATAGATTGAATAAATGGATGTTTTTCTAAAAAAAGTCCATCTTCGTTTTCGATGGTAAATGTTGCATAATTTTTACCGAAATAGTAAGAAATTACTTGCATATTAGTTTGATAACAACTTAAATCATATGTAACATTTTCAGATTTTACTAATCTTACTTTAAATGATGAAAAATCATATCCTAGCGATACAATTGGTATATCAATAACATTAACATCAAGTACAAGTTTTCCAGAATTTTGAAAAAGGTTATTCTTTGTGTTTTTAATACAATTGCTTTTCCAATTAAAAGTATAAGATTTAAACGGCGGTTCAAAATTTTCTTTAATTTCATCAACTTTAGGATATTTATAAGGATCAATGTATCCAAAGTATTGTAAAGGTCCTATCATTTCGTTTTCTTCATTTAATCCACGTTTAACCAATAAATTTTTAACATTTAATAAAATTTTTGTTGCACAATTTCCTCTTCTAGGAAAAGTATGATAATCTTTTAAAACTTGGGTTTGAACACCATTTTTAAATTTAATGAATCTCATATTTTATATCCCTAAAAAATAATTTAAACTAAATATTTCACAGCAAATATTCACACCAGACTGATGATAAGTTTTAGTTGCAAAAATCCCTTATTCAAATTCAGGGAATCCATTTTTCCAATTTATTTTTTCAATTCTGCCTTTCGAGAACCCCAATCTTGTCAAGTTTTCTTGATACATGTTATCAAAAAAAAATGTAGAATATAAATTTCCTTGTTTATCAACACAACCTTGCATTTAATTTCTAATTCTAAACTTTATACTTGGATAATGATAAAAGATGAAATAAATATTAAAACACTAGTAAACAATGAGTAGTAATAATCATTTGTAAGAAAAGGTACACTTTTCTTGATTAAATTTTTAAGAAAAGGAATATTTAATAATATATTTATCATACTTAAAATTAAAGCAATTTTCCATTTAGCTAATTTTGCTTCTGGTCCAACTAATTCTTCCAGAATTTCTTCTTCTCGTTCAGTAGGCTTTCGTTTAGATTTTTGCAACAGGTGAATATAATCTGCCATTCTTTATTTAATCCAAGAAATAAGTTTGACTAATAATAAAACATGTATTCGCACTATGCACAAGAACATTTTACTATAGTAAATGGTAGATATTTTTGGCTTTTCGTAGCACTATTGGCCGTTTACTTGATTTACTCATTATTTGATTGTGCGGGGGATGAAGGAGGAGAAGACTATGAAAGTTGCTGCATGTAATTCAAAATGCCATTCTAATAAAAATGCATCTTGGTTCAAGAAAAAACGATTTTTTAGATTTGATTATTTCTCTGTTGAAACGTTCAAATGTCAAAGACGAATTTATCGATTTGTGTCTTCTCAAAAAAGAAAAGTTTGGTAGAGCATTTACATCTAGTTCTGCAGATGCTATTTTGAATTATGAATATTACGAACAAATTGGAGATGGTACAATTAATAAATTTATAGTTGCTTACATGTACAACAGATTTCCTCAGCTAAAAACGACAGAAGGTGTTGAGGTTGTAGCTCGTCTAAAAATCAAGTATAGCAGTAAAGGACAACTTTTTCAAATTGCTGAACGTCTTGGATTTTGGCAATTTATCAGTGCTTCAGATGAAATTAGAACAAAAAGAAAAAAATCTCTTCTTGAAGATGTTTTCGAAGCCTTTTTTGGATGTACAGAAGAAGTTGTAAATGAAACAATTCATGAAATTAAAGGATTTTATTTCCCAGGTGTAGGGTATGACATTTGTTGGTCTATATTATCCTCAATATTTGATGAATTGCAAATTAATATAGATTACGATTTTTTGGTAGATGCAAAAACAAAATTAAAAGAATTATTTGACGAGTATAGAGATAGTAATTTAAAATACAAAGATGTTCAATGCCCAGAAACAAAAATGTTTATCAGTTCAGTTTACAACAATGAAAAATTTCTAGGATCTGGAAAATCTCCTCTAAAAAGAGAAGCACAAGAAAAAGCAGCAGATGAAGCACTTAAAAATCTTAAAAGATTAGGAATAACTAAAAAAATTCCTATACAATACCGTCAATTTAGTAAATAATTTAGTTTCAAATAGAATTTTTTATTTGAAACTACCAACAAGATGAATAGTAAATTTTTTTATTTTTTTCAGATAAAATAGATTTTATAAGATTTACCGTATACACTGTAGATTTCAAATAATGTTCATCAATTTCAGTAGAACCAAAAAAATAACCCTCTATTGGAGGTAACAAGTATTGTGCTTTTGAATGATCTTTTAAAACTTGTAGGCAAACATTTTTTAAATTTATTAAATCTTTCTTATTTAATGAATACATTTTACAGTTATCATTACCATTTTGAATATTTTGAATAAACCAATTGTGAATATGATTTGCTTTACGCCAATAGCCAATTTCTATCATTTCATTTTTTTCTAATCTATGCAAGTACATGTTCAGACCCATTTTGAAGTCAAACTAGAAATATTCCATGTTTTATATACGCAAATCAATTTTTAAAAAAACATGTTTTTACAAATTTAAAAAACATGTTTTTCGAAGAATTTAAATTAATTTGTAAAACTGAAAAAAAAAACAAAAACTGTTAACATGTTTAAAACTTAAATTAGAATTTTAGAAAAACTTTTTTATAAAACTTAAAAAACTTGAAAAATTAAAAAACATGTTTACGAAAACTAAAATTAAATTGTATAAAAAAACATGTTTATAAAACTTAATGTTTTTGAAAAAAACTTAATTTTTAAAACTTTTTAAAAAAATGTTTACAGTTTTTAGAAAAGTTTATAAAACTTAATGTTTTTAGAAAAACTTAAAAAAACATGTTTATAAAACTTAATGTTTTTAGAAAAACTTAAAAAAACATGTTTATAAAACTTAATGTTTTTATTTAAAAAAATGTTTATAAAACTTAATGTTTTTATTTAAAAAACATGTTTATAAAACTTAATGTTTTTATTTAAAAAAACATGTTTATAAAACTTAATGTTTTTATTTAAAAAAACATGTTTATAAAACTTAATGTTTTTATTTAAAAAAACATGTTTATAAAACTTAATGTTTTTAGAAAAGTTTATAAAACTTAATGTTTTTGAAAAACTTTGGAAAAATGCATTGCCTTTTAGACATCAGATGGAATTGTTGTCTGGCAATGCATTTTTTATTATTTTTAAACAGATTGGAAAGTTTCTGTTTTTGTAATAATTTTATAAATTTTGTTTAATCTACTAAAATTGTTTACTATCTTTTCTACGTCTTCAATTTTAATCGGAATTCTTGTTTCAATGTAATGAGCGTGAATAGATTTTAGTACATCATGTCTTTCGTGGGAAGTTTTCACCATTTGTTGCTGAATATATCTTTGTTTATAAACTTGATATAATTCTTGAACAATTACTTTGATACGTTCTTCGTAACATTTGACAATTTCCATTTCTTCAGGATACATTTCTATAAATTTTGCTTTAGTGTCTGGTTTTCTACGAGCTTCAACATAACAATATTTTAGATTTGCTATATTATTTCTAACATTAGCATAATCTCTATACTTGGCATTTAAAACTCTATATTGTTTTGTAAAATCTTCATTGAAAAAAATAATTCCTTGTTTTTCAAATGGATCTATGGAATCTACTAAATCAACAATTTCTTCAGCACTATTGACGTTCAAATTACAACTTGATGGAATTTTAAAATTAGAAGATTGAGGCCACTGAGGAGGCCATATTGGTTTATCCTTACTATCAGTTACTAAAACAAGGTATAAAGATTCTTTTTGCAATTCTGGTCTTACCACAATGCGTGTATCAGCGTTTGATACAAGTAAAATATGGTAACGCAAAGACTTGTCCAATTCTTTTAGAAAATCGTCATAGTTCAACGAATAATCTTTTAGAGCTTCTTGAAATAATTCACCAAAAGTTTTTTTACTAACCCATCTACTTTTAAAAGCATCCAATTTCCGATGTGTAGTTACATACCATCCATTTACTTCATGATAAAAAAATTTTAATAAAGTACCTTCGTACGACCAGCAAGCTCTAAGTTTATGAAGCTCATATTGTTTAATTTTTTCAACATCTGAAATTTCTTCAGTGTAAGGAAATCCTCTGAAAATTAATTTTTCTCCTTCAAAAATAGTACTTCTAATACTTTTTTTGAATTTTGTGTCTGGATCTTTAGCACAATAGATTTGCAAAGTTCCGTCATCGTCAGTTTTTTGAATTCCACTTGCAATAATCTCACTCAGTAACATTTTCTTTTTAACTTGCAATACTTTAAATATGTAAACTCAGAATTTCAACTTTTGGTTAAAATAAATGCAACCTAATGATATTGTACAAACAATTATCAGAAGTGACTGGGATATAGTACAACTCGCAGACAAGGCGCCAGACTGTATGCACGGTATGTCTAGTTATGACGCTGCAAAATTGCAACAAGATATAGACTGGAGAGCCTCGGGAGTTCACGAATCTTTTAAAAAACCTACTGGACTTAAACAAGAAGTAGTACAACTAGTACTGCCACCAGAACCTCTATATTTTAGCCAAACAGGAGTAGGTCCAAAATATCTTATTGGGCAAACAAAACCAACAGATGGTGATATTTATCATAATTTAACTGATAAAATTATGTACAGATAAAAGTCTCGTTTTTCTATTCGTACCAAGAAATAAGTCGTTTAAAAAAAAAACAATTAGTCAACAGATTGACCATTTTTGTAATGCTGCAGCTAAATAGGCGGTGCATGTGCTATTGTAAAAAACACTTGTGTAAAACGAATATGTGGTGCGATCCACATTGCAAGTGTCGTCTCAATAATACAAAATTTCATCCAAAGTGCAATTGTATACCAAAATCGTTGATGCGATTGGCAGCCGAAAAAGTTTTCAAACCTAATATTGACCTCAGCGATTTACCTATAACTCTTCAAATATACGTTTACGGCACTCTTTGTTATTGTTCGATGCCTCCATATGTTCCTCAATTTGTTCACGTCGAATGTCTTCGCTATTCGTTGTTCCAGGGGGATGGCTTGCGGTTAGTTACCTTGAAATCTTTGGCATGTCTACGCTATGCTGTGGAAGAGTGCGGTTTGATTTTGAAAACATCATTTTACGAACAAATGTGCTACGATAACAATTTTGACATGTTCAAGTTTACTCACGAAAAAGGTGTTCCCTGGAACGAAGAGGTGTGCGATGTTGCAGCTCGTCTAGGTAGATACGACTTTCTCGTGTACGCGCACCAAAACGGTTGTCCGTGGAACCGGCACGTACTACAAGAAGCTTACTTTTGCGGCCACGCCGATTGTTTGACGTACGCCCATGATCACATGCAAGATTGCTCGTCATATGTCAAAGATGTCAAGTTTTTCTTACGTCAAGCCAAGTTAAAAAGAAAATTGATAACAGCCTTGATTTTATTAGGTCGCGTTGTATGGAAAGAGTATATCACGTCCTGGTTTTAATACACACACTTATACAAAATCTATTTTCATTTTTTGAAACTGAAAATAACTTGATAAAAAAAGTAGTCTTACTTGAACAGTTTGATATGGATAACGACAAAGATTTTGATTTAAAATGCAATATTTGTTTGATAAATAAAAAAAACGTGGCGTATGAACCATGCGGACATGTATCATCTTGCCGTTCTTGCGCTAGTCGTATGAACACGTGCCCTATTTGTCGCACACCAATCTCCGATATATTAAAACTTATTTTTACCGAATCAAACGGAAATTAAAATAAAATGAATAGAAGAGAATTACCAGTATTCAGACAAGGAACTGCGCAATATGCTAAAAGTAAACCACGAGCCTATATTCCTTACGGAAGGGACCCGAAAACTCTCCAAACTTCATTGACTGAACGAGAACGTTACACACTTTGCGACAAGTGGTGGAAAGAAATGACAGATTACGAGGACGAACTAAGCCGGGCTTGGCTACTGTTGCACACGTTTGGACGAAAAACTCGAAATCCAAATTACAAATGGGCGTGCCCGGATAACCCAGAACTAAATAACAAATTGGAAGAAGCGCGACGTATACTTATTCAAGCCAACATTGCCATACCTTTATAATAAAACAAAAGATGTTTGTGCTATTGTATTTCTTAATTATAAAAAGTAAAATATAGTACAAAAATGAAAAGAAAATTTGAAGACGAAACTGAACAGCCTCCTAAGAAAAGGATAAAATTGGATTTGCAATTTTTCCTATACCAATTATTTGATTTTTATAATTTTTTAAATTTTCAATCTCAATATCAACATATGTATTTGGATTATACAAACCGTCAATAGATACCTTAAATTCTATATCTTGATATTGAGCAATACTAAACTTATTTCTCTTATCAATGTCTATAATTTTCATATTTAATACTGACCCTATTTCTGGTTGAAATACTGATAATATTGCGTCTACTATAACAATGCAATCACTGTTACTATTACTAGTAAAATGTCTATCTATTGAAAAAGAAACAAGATTTATAACATAATAACGCTTTTTTTTGTTTTGAATAAAAAAATTTAATAAAATTTTATGAATTTCTTCAAGATATCCAGAATGTAAATGTTTTGCTTCCAACAATATTCTTATTTTTTCACGGATTTCTTTCATCTTTATACCAATTGTTGTCAATTTTAACAATCTTTGTTGAAGGAGAATTTGTTTTAAAACTGTAATATTTGTAATAATTCAAATTTATGTTTGATATACAAAATAACTCGAAATTTTCTAGATTTAATACATCTTCTTCTTTAAAATATGTTAATTTTAGAGGTTTTTTATCTATTCGCTTGTCTTCCAAGACTATTGTATTTTTACTTTTTTGATACTCTAAATAGTTTTCTAAATTTATAAAAGAAATATATTCTTTTGTTGTTTCTAAATTAATCTTTTTGGGGGTATTAATTATCCAATTTTTACTTCTATTAGATAATTTGGAAACATAATTTATTAGCGATTCGTTTTCAGATTTGTTTAAACATGCTTTAATTAATTCTTCTTGATATTGTTTTGATGATGTTAAAAAATTGTCAACAACATTTGTACCACGATTAATTTCATTATTTTTCTCTATTTTTGGATAAATTGGGTGCAAAGGATCGCACAAAAATTCAGACCCATCTGACATTTTAAGTTTATAAACCATATTAGAATTTAGAACAAATTGGCTAATAACATCAGTTTTTGGTTTAACTCTTGTAATATTATTAAATGTATCGTATAAATATCTCAGTTTTTTGGTTTCTTTTTTGGAAAAAATAAAATTATTTTTACAAACCAATTCACATTGAGGATTTTCAGATAAATCTGCGGCAGATCCATAATTTTTTAAAATAATAACAATATCTTTTTTCCATGAAAAAAGTGGAAGATACATTTCTGTTTTGTTAATTTCACACATTACACTGTTTTCTTTATCGTTTTCAAACAAAATTATGCTTACCCCAAAAAATTCTTCCATTTCTCTGAAATTTTCTACTGGGTCAAAAAAAGTTGTAACAACTTTTGGGCAACTTTTTTTAGTAGCAACTTCTAAACATTTTATAAATGAGTCATTAGCATGTTGCACACCTAATCTGAAATAAGAATCTTCCAATGAAAAAAAAGTTTTTCTTAATTGCAAAGGGATTTCTCCGTACACACCGTTTGGCAGTATTCTATTTGTTGTGTAGACAACATTTTCAGAAGGTTTTTTATATTTTTTGCGATTTTCACCGTGATAATATTTTCTGTAATCTGATCCAACTTTTGTTTTCTGTTCACTGACATAACAACATGGAATGTATGGAAATTTTTCTTTATTTTCCAAAGGATTTTTTCTTAAACCTGGATAAATAGCATCTTTATGATGATCACAAGAATACCATCTTGGTACTGTAGGTTCATTATAAATAGGAAATTTTATAGCGTTTGATTTATCTTCATTTTCGTCAAGAATTCTTGGTAAATGAAGACATTTCCTTGGATAATCAGTTACAAAAACTTCAGGTACGCGTTGTCTTAAAATTTTATTTGAACTTAACGGTTTCAAATCTATTGGTTTTACAGAAGGTATAATTTTTAGGAATTGTTTCTGGTTTGGTTTCAATATTTTTTTATATTCATTTAAAATTTTTGAACTTTGTTCTTGAGAATAATACATAATTTTTGAAAGTTTAGTTTTTACTGTTTCTAAAAGAGTTAAATCTTCAACATTACTGAATGTGCATTTAATATAATACGATCCAATAGAAAAAGTATCAATTCCAAATAAACGAGAAATTTTTGAACTGTTACATACTATTTTTTGAGTAACATTCAAGGTAATTTTAGTATTTTTATCAATAAAAACTTTTAAAACATCTTTAGAAGAAATAACCTTTTCATCTTGAACAATGTCGTGAAATTCATTTAAACAAATTTCATAAAAACTTGTCCAACAGAGTAAAAGATTTGGAAAATAAAAATTACCTTGAAATGTAGATTTTATACATTTGTATTGTAACATAGGACAATGTTCTTCAAATTTTTCTTCAATCTTTTGAAATGGATATTTTTGTTTCAAAGTAAATTTACAAATTCCGTCGTTTTCTTTAGAATTTTTAAATTTGATCCAAAAAGAATTCATGTAAAGATAACATGAATCTAATTCTATTTTTGGAATATATTCAGCAATAAAATTTGGTTTAATTTTTACAAAATTATTATAGATTAATATCGGTATATCATTGCATATTTTTACTTGATCAAAAATTTGAGCGCTGTTTAAATTTGTAGATAAAAAAAATGTTGTTGTTTCAATAGTTGTTGATGTAAAATTAAATTGTTGTAAAAGAACGGGTTGAGAATTATATTTTTGAACAAATTTCTTTTTTTCATTTTCTATAGAAATAATAATTTTTGAATTGTCATATTTTACATTTCCAAATTGTTGTTCAAGATCCCAAAGAATAACTTTTTTCATGAGAACATCATTTTTTGCATCATTTAATTTTGTTACCGCATAAATTTCTTGCAATTCAGGAATTATATCTTTTTTTTGACAATTTTTGACAATTTGTAAAAAATTAACATCTGAAGCTTGTAATTTAACTACAGAATACCAATCAAAGTATTCATTTGTCGACAAGTGCAAATCTACAAAACGGGGTAATGTATTTAGCTGATGTGCAATTTGATCTAAATTCATTTTATTATCAGAAAGTCAGGCTGTAAAAAATTAAAATTTAAAATTTTAATTTTTAAAAAATTTTTATTTGTAAAAAAAATTAAAAAAATGTTTATTTTTTAAAATCAAGAAAAAATTAAGCAAAATATAATTTAATCACATTGTCAACTTTACAGCCAATAGGACATTGTCTCGAGACACACGCGCAATTATAGCACATGATTACGTGACCACAAGGTTTAAACGCGGCGTTTTTTTGACATGCCAAACATTTTGTACATTTTATTGATATGACATCTTTTTCTGTAGCTACTTCATCGTTAAAAAGATTTTGTACACAAAAATTTGCGATTCCATAGTAAAGATGTAGTTTCATATGAAACAAATGTGTATGCGGCAATTGTTGTTTCAAAAGTCTCAGACACTTTTCAGGATTCCAAGGGCATCCGTTTTTTACGGCGTATTGTAAACAATCAACACTTCCGCTAACCACAGCTTCAATAACTACATCCTCTACCATATTTAATCCTTGTTCATGTAAATACCTTAAAAAAACAGCCGTTGGTTTACGAGCCGCTCTAATACAAATCTCTTCATTCCAAGTACACCCATTCAGACGACCGTATTCTAGGCATTCTATAGTAGCATCATAGCTAATAACCATATCAATACAAAAAGATGCACTCAAGGGACATCCATGTTCGTAGGCGTATTTTAAACATTCAAAATGTCCATTTTTTCCAGCTTCCAGAGTCGCTCTTTCATCCCACGGACATCCATGTTCGTGGGCGTATTTTAAACATTCAAAATGTCCAAGTCTTCCAGCTATACAAATCGCTCTTTTAACCCATGGACATCCATGTTTATGAGCGTATTCCATCATTTCTACATTATTGTTACACACAGCCTCTATCAAAACTGTTTCATTCATAGGACATCCTCGTTCATGGGCGGATTTTAGACACCCTAAATGGTTTGAATAAGCTGCATTTTCACAAGTAGATGACAGAGAACAATCACACCGCCGCGACATGTTTGAGTCACACTTTCGACGTACAATCTTAGCACATGAATACGTTATGTTCTAATTGCAACTGTCTTTTTATTATAAAAAAAGAGGAATTTATATAGGATATATTTTAAATCCAATTTTATCTTTTTATTAGGCGGTTCATCATAATAATCTTCAATTTTACGTTTCATTTTTGTTTTTAAAAAATATTTTTTAAAAACTAATCTTTTTTCAACTACTAATATATACACACGTTATCGACAGAACCGTCAAATTGATGTGTGATGGTGCAATTTTTATGAAGTACATTTGGTTCAGCTACAGGTTCCTTAAAGTAAGGATCACTCATCACCACATTAGAGCTCTTTTTGTTCACTATTGGATCATAAGGATGTGTTCTTATCAAAGACATTTGACTAGTAATTGCATCTCTAAAATGAATTACTTCGGATCTATTTGAAAAATTAGTTATAATTAATGTATCATAACCTTTATACATCATTTCTCTGGCCAAAGTTTTATCTGCTTCCCAATCGGGTTCTGGGATAGCTGCTTGACCTATAGATTCAACAGCTGAATTTTTTCTGGCCGTTGCCATCATCTTTCCAGTAGGTAAAAAATATCCAGAACCTTTCGTTGGTAAATAATATAATGATGCAAATTGTAATGGATCTTCTGTTAGGCTAAATCTTTCATTTTGTCTAAATACTTCAACATATTCCATTAATTCTGCAGGTCTATTTAAAAATGGTAAACATGATACATTTGCATTATAATATGCTGTCGGAGTATTATATAATGTGTCTGGACTTCTCGCACCTTTAGGTGTAGCTGTCAATCCTAATTGAGTCATGGGAATCTTATAAAACATTTCAAAATGGTCAAATTTTTTCTGAAGTTCTTCTTCTGATTTCGATTTCCACACATTTTCATTTCCATATACTATTGTAAAATAACTTTGTAATTTTTCCAACTGGTTTGATTTTTTATAAGCTGAATAATCTCCGTTTGGTTCAGACATTAAAATCTGGGATGGAGTTCCGAATTTTAATATTTTCAAACAATTAAGATATACATCTTTAATACTAATAATACCTCCAGCTAAACGACAATTTTCTTTGAAAGCAAATTCATAAAATTTTTTATTTGGTTCGGGATTTATGACATATTTATCTGCCACTTGACCCTTGTTAAATAAATTTAAATACCAATGAGCACGTTCTGGATTAGTAGTTGTCTCAAAAGGATTTCTTCGTACCAATTTAAGAGTACTTAAAACAGGATCAAGTAAATCTACAAAATATCTTCTTCTAAAAGTTCCATCAAATTCATTTGACAATTGTAATGTTTTATATCCTCTTTGAGCAGTCATAGAAGATACATATCTTTTTGGACCAATTTCATTATTTAGATAATTGTAATTATATGTGGAGACAATATCACATTCTTCTAATGCTTGAGCTATAGTTTTGCCTCTGGTTGTTAACTGTTTTTTAAATTCTGCACTAGAATATTGTAAAATATTTTCAGGACTAATACCTATGAGTTTTAAACAATGTAAAGCATTGAAAGCCATCATAGTTACTCCTGTTGGAATAAAAAATCCTGTACCTTCTACAATATCATACCAACAACCCACCCATTTAGTTGGAATTAAATTATTGTACACTGATTCTTGAATGGAGACCTCCACATGACTCGTATTGTAAAATAGTGTTGTTTCTGGTTGTAAATACAATTTACCACCATTTCTAGCTACAATTTCAGTTTTATTTGTGGTTGGTGCTGAATTATAATAGAAATAAAGTTTATTATAAAAATCGGGTGGAAATTGGGATACTAATGGATAAATAACTTTAAGATACGATTCAATTGTATTAGTAGTGGATAATGTTCCAGGAAATGTTTGTGGAATTGGAATAATTGTGCCAGTATTGAAAGTTTTACACGATAAATTGTAATTATCCATATTTACAACACCCTTTTGAGCAAGACAGAGTGAAATAAAATTATCAGGAGGTGACGGTACAACGGGTATGGGTACTGGTGAAACACCAGGTACCACACTTTCAGGGACCACACCAGGTACAACTACAGGTATCGAACCAGGTACTACTCCTGAAGGATTAATATTTATAGGAGAATTTGGTACTGGATTATTTTTTTTAATAATACCCTGTGATTTGTTTAAACTTTGCCAGATGACAAAACTTCCAAGTAATAAAACCAATAATGCTATTCCTATCCATTTCTTCATTATGTTTATTTTCTTTAAAAAATCGTTTTTGTTGTGACATAAATGATATTTCCTAGATACAAAAATAAACACAAAAGGATTAAATCTTTTGCAGATCCAAATTTAGGTAAAATTTGGGGTACGGTTGGTTTTTTTGAAAAAGATGGACATTTTTTTTGTTTTTTTTGTGGTATTGAAAAAAAACTTTCAAAACAAGATTGTCCATGGAAATCGCATTACCAATCTAATCCTTTTTGCGATTTTGTTCTTTTGCTTAAAGGAATTCCAAAAAGTGTAACAAATGAATGTCTCGTTTGTTTTACCAACGAAAGAGATACAGTTACTTTTCCATGTAGACATATGGTACTTTGCCAAGAGTGTGCCCAAGAATTGAAAAAATGTATTGTCTGTAGACAAGAAGTAGTAAATTATTTTAAAGTATTTTTAAATTAATAATGCATTTATCTTCTAAAATTAGAAGATGTTTGAACAACATCGATGTATTTCTAGCAAAACCATATCCAAAAGAAAAGGAAATTTCTTACAGAGGAACTCATAGTTCTTTAAGACACTATCAAAGTGTTTTACAAGGGCATTTGTCCAAAGGTCCTAGAAAAGAGAATAGTAAAGGATCTCACTACATCCAGTGTTACGATGAATCGGGCCATTGCAGATGTTTATCAGAAAACCAAATCATTTTATCTGATATTGAAATGGCTCAGCGACTAATGAGAGGAATGTAATTACCATTGATTAATCTGACCATATCTTGCTGGGTGAGGAACAAAATTTTCTCTATAACCATATGGTAACTGATTATAACTTTCAGGATCTATACTAATCTGAGGTGTACTACCCCCGCTAAAATCATATCCTACTGATTGTGGTGGAATAAAATTTGGATAACCGAGAGAATCATAATAACTTTTAGCATCAAAAGAATACGGAGACTGCGTCTGATAGGGGTTTTCCATCAGATATGGAGCACCCACAATGGTATTCCCGTAATCTACTGGTTGAAATTCAGTATTTGAAGAAAAAGGAGATGGTTCGTACATTTGCATTGGAGCAACATCAAAATGTTCCATTTTATATCCAGCTTGTCTTTGTTCATTTAATCCATAAGATTTTGGAAATTTTACTCCAACTTTACGCGCGGGATTATGTACACTATAAGAAGTCGTTCTTTGCATTGGAACAATCGGAGCGATAGAATCAGATTTACCTCCACTCGTCATCGATCCCATCCTCGGATTTGAAGACATGACAGTATAATTCCTAGCGTCAGTTTCATGATATTTTGCACGGGTTTTCCATGGTTTATAAGATGCGGGTGTTGCGGCTTGTTTTATATTATTCATATAATTCATTCCTAAAGTGTGTATCGCGTTGGAAAGAAATTTTCCGTCCACTTTATCTTGTTCAAATGGTTGACTGGGTTGAAATTCTTGGCTACATAAACAACCCATACCATTGCTATTTGTATTTTTTAAGTAGTACATTTTATTTTCAAAAGAAAAACATTCTCTTTTGAAAATGATAAATTTGACTTTTTAATCATAAAAGTAGGTCAATAATATTACACAATGGTTGACCTAAATACATATACTCCGGAGTTGTTGTTAAACAGTTTATTGGAATATGAAAAGTCCAACGGAAAGTTTAAAACACCTTCCGGAGATGTTGTACATAGTCAATGGATGCATGTTAATGCTCAGGAATATACAAAACAAGTTTTTGTAAAATTAATCAGTAAAGGTGTTACAATTGGTGATTCTGGAAGATCTGCTTGTATCCGAGAAGGAATTTTTATCAGCCTTAATCGTCCAATACAAGAAACATCTACTTTAATTCTTTGTTCAACAATATTAGAAACTATTCAATGGAATATACTTTTTAAAGGTAGCAATCTTAAAATTTTGCTAATAAAAGGTAAGAGAAAATTTATTCCTCAATCAGATGTTTATATTGTATCAAAACAATATTATCATTTAATAAGTCACCTTAAATTTTTCAGAATTATTTTTTTTTATGATTTTCCAAATAGAACATCGTTGTTTGAAAGATGTAAATTTAGTTACAGTCCCACCGAATTCAGTCTCATATACTCGTGGCAGTCATATCAAACTTTTATTTTAACACCCAATAGGAGTAATTATATAACTCTAAACATTGTTCCCATGAAACATAATGAAATGGGATTGTTTAATTTTTCGTGTTGGACATTTGCTTCTAAAAATTCTGTTCATTCCGACGAATTTCAATGTCCAGTTTGTTCAGATGTTTTTTCATCCATTTTAAGATTGCAATGTTCCCATACGATTTGTATGTCTTGCCTTAAATCTTCTTACCAAATTGGTTATCTAACCACATGTCCAATATGTAGAGCTTCTATAATTAATACACAAGTTTTCAACATAATCAACGAAACTGAAATTGTACCAAGTAAAACAATTCAAGAATGCTTAAACGATTGTTTAAATATAAAAGATGCTATAGTTTTCAGAGAAAATGGACCTAGTGCTGAAAAAGAATTATTAAAAAATAAAACTAAAATTTATGGGTTTGGTAAATTTCCAGATTTTGATCACTCCAATGTAAATACGTGTATAATTGTTCAAGAGCGTAGTATATTAAAAAAAGAATTTTTGACCAGTTTTTTTAGATCATTTTTTAACCAAAATAGAAAAATACAAATGATGTTATATTTCATATATTATGATGAAAATGAATTGTTAGTTTTTAAAACTTTTGCGGAAAAATATTTTAAATAAATTTCAAAAAATTTTAAATTTTTTGAAATTTTAAATAATTTCACTAAGAAATGCGATAGCTTGACAGTATGCATCAGCAATATCATCCTTTTTAAAACCTTCTATAAACGAAACTCCATCTTTTGTCGCATACTCTACCGTGAATTTTTTTCTTTGATTATACGATTGTTTTTCATCGGCACCCAACAATTTAGTTTTTTTCGAAGAATTATAAATGTAATACAACTTAAATGGACCGTACAAAACTTGTAAATATGTCATCATTTGGTGTTGCATAGTAAATGTTTTTCTGTTAATATTCATTTGACGTTCAATAAGAATAACATCACACTCATCGAGAGGTAAAGAATCCATATATTCTACAATATTTTTAGGATTATCCAAACTTATACGATGAACTTTTTTTTCAGAATCTACAATTACAAAAGCCAAATGTTTTGTTCCAAGATCAAAAGAACCAATTTTCAATACCGGACCTGTCATTCTTGGAATATAATAACAGGTTGGTTAAATTTATTAATTTGAGTCAAGAGTTTTATCTTCAGTTTTCCGTGATGTTTAAAAAATGTTTTTGTCCAATCTTTTTTAAAGAAAACAGTTTCTATGATTTGATCGATAGGTTCAACAATTCTTTCAAAATAATAAAACAAATCCAATTTCAAATCTTGTTTATGTTTTAAAAAGTATTCAATATGCTCCAATTTATCACCTTGTTTATGTTTTTTGTTATTAGTATCTAACATGACATATTCCAATCTTCTTCCTTCAAATTTAAAATCTCCACGTTGTTTTAAACGATCAGCTAGTTGACATAAAGCTGGCAATTGTTTAATGTAAAAATCATGATCTTCATTTTCTTTCATTTTTACTTTATAATGTCCCAAGCGGCCATTTTTAGCTGTACCTTCAAAGTCATTAAATGATTTAGTCATTACAAGGTTTTCTATAGGTATTTGAAGAGTTAAAAGTTCCTCAATATTTTGAATTAAATAATCTTTAACTTCTTCAAATAATACATCACAATTTTTGTTTTTAAAAATGATAGCAATTATTCCCTCGTATAATTTCTGAATAAATTTGCATGTATCTCTGCGACAGAGTAAAATACCTTTCTTGCCAATTTTTTCAGAAATGACGCCCGATTTTTCCATTTTTTGATAACAATATCTTTTTTTTGTAAAAATTAAAAATTTAGAATATACTTCATCTTCAAATTCTAAATGAATTGGATCTGGAAATGTACAAGATATCTCTCGACTTACATGACTTCCAAATTCATACAAATGTTCAACATTGATATGTGGAAAAACAATATAATTAGAATCTGTATCACCATATTTAATTTCACCCCCAAACATGGTTTTTATACGTTCAGCTGCTAAAATCACATTTTCTCTTCCTTTAAAAGTAATACACATTGCCAATGGCATTAAAGGTAACATCCCTTCACGTACTCCTGTAATGCCATACATGGAATTTGCCGAAACTTTATAAGCTAATTGTCGTTGATTTAAAACCAATTTCATCATTGGATCTGAAACTTTTGCCATTTCATTTCTAGTTTCTTTACGTTTTTTCAATAAATCGCTAATAATAGTAGGAAGTACACCTTTAGGTTCTTTTAAAAAACGATATTTTCTTTTTTGACAAATTGTTGATTTACCTTTTCCAGATTTATCATGAATACAATTTACATGATCTTCCCATTCCATGACATGAAAATCTCCTTCTATAGCATCATCTAATACAATAGTACTATAATCAATATTATAAGCAATTATCGTTGTTGGATACAAACTAGCAAAGTCAAATGGAACTACATTTTCATATAACCCTGGAACAGGTTCAAAAACGTAAGCACCAGTGTAACGCTCATCAATTTTACACTTGTAGTCAGGTTTTTCCACAACAAAATTGTTATCTACGCAATATTGATATATTGCAGAATAAACTTTAATTTGTTGACCATAAAGTAAAAGAGTGTTAATGGGTACTCTGCAAACATTAGCCATGCTATATAAACTATAAAATATTTGCAATTTTTCAAATAAATTAGCTACCAGCACCGAATCTTGTACACAATATTTTCCACATAAACTTAAACTCGAGGGACTATTTTCATCAAAACATTTGTTAACATCTTCATAAGTCAAATCATCTTTTTTTTGATTTAAAAAATGTTTACTTACTGTATCCAACTTGTAATTTTCCAATTTATATTCTTTTTGTATGACTGGTAAAAGATCTACAAAAATTCTTCCTTCATTTTCTAAAAATTTATATTCTTGTACTTGATATGCTGAAGATGACCACTTGATATTTCTTTCTTTACACACTACATCTTTAAGAAATCCTTGTTTACTAAAATAATCAAAACATTGATTTTGTTTACTACGTTCAATTAAATATGGAATATCAAATTGAAAAATGTTATATCCAATACAAATATTAACACTATGTTGGCGTAAAAAATCTGTAAAACCTTTTAAAAGTTGTCGTTCATCATCAAATTCTATTATTGTAATATCATCTATTGGATTTAATTTTCCAATAGCCAATAAAAACTTTTCAAAAGGTTTTTCTTTTCCAAAAATGACACAACTTATTTGAAAGCAAACATCGTTTGGCATAATTGGATTTGGAAACTTTGTTCTATCTTCGGGAACACATTCAATATCAAAACTGCAAATAGTTAGAGAAGGTATATCCTGTAAATCTACATTTTTTCTTAATTTATTCCAATCATGTAGTATATATTCTTCGTTGCATAAAGATTCTTTTGTAACACTAGAAATTAAATCTGGAACATTAACCCATCCTATGGTATCTAAATGTAGATTTGTACAAAGCTGAAGGACAGGATTACTGGAATCTTCAAAAATTTTAAATTTAGCAGAACCAAGCCCGGGAATTGTAACTACATTCTCAAATTGTTTTACAAAAGAATACATTGAATTTTTTTTTCTAAAAAAACATTTTAGAAACCAAAATTTTTTTCTAACACCACTTTCTGTTAAATATGCACCATACAATCTATATTTTTGACATAAAACAACTGTTGAAGGTCTTTTATCACCCAAAACTATCTTAAAATAATTAACTAAAAGTCTAACTTCGTGTTCAGTCCACACACCAGAGTTATATTCTGGTAAAAGTAAATAGCAATAAGACTGAAATGGAATTTTAATTAGAACTGAATTACCTTCCTTTTTTTTACCAAAAGCATAAATGATGTCATTTATAACATTCCATGAATATATAAAGCAATCCATGGCTCTTGATGATCAAATTCTTTTAGACAGTAGTCCTAATTTAATATCAATTTGTTCGAGATGGTCAGAAAAAACGCAAAATTTAAATTGGTCTTCTTTTTGTACTTATATATACAGCAATAATGAAAGAGGGTTTTTTTGTAAACTTAAACCGGATAAAAATGAGTGGAGATGTAAACATCACAAAAACATGATTTCAAATGATTTTGAAATTAATATGACTGAACTTGCAAAATATTCAACATTTTTTAAACATTATTCCGGAGACTTGATTGATTTAAATTGTCTAAAAATTTACAAAAAAGATGGTTCTGTTGGACACTTTCATTGTATAGATAATGATATTTATGTTCAAAATAGTTACGAGTAGTTTTACGAATAAGCTTCTCTCATAGTTAGAAAAGAACTTTTTTCCAAGATTATAGGTTGAACAGGTGCCTGTGATGCTTGTAAAGGTACTGGAGCATTACTGGGATTTCTATTTCTAACTCCTTGGTTTTGTACTGCTGCGGCGGCGTCCTGTGTTATCTGAACTGTACTTGTTCTTTGAGGTTGAATTAGATTAGTTAAAAATGTTGAAAAATCAACATCACTATAACTACCTTCATATCTCATATATGGGATATTATTAACATAAACAAGAACATAGGGTACGTATGTAATATTTGTTAGAGTATCTGCAGATGCTTCTACCAATTCTGGATATTCACTTAAATTAATTGTGCAAAAATGTACTTTTCCTTCAAAATGGGGTTCGACGGCATTAAAAATTTCCTTCATTTTTTCACAATGCGGGCAATCATTTCCCGAAAATAAGACTACAGCGATAGCTTTAGCAAAATTTTTAAGAATTAACAATTTTTGATCATTTTTTTGAATTTTTTCAAAAGCAGCTCGTTGTAACACTTGCATCATTTTAATTATTAGCTCTTTTCTTAAAAGCGAATAATAAAAATGAATAGACGTAATTTGACAAATATTCGAGACTCAAAAAATTGGGGACCTCATTTTTGGTTTGTATTTCATATGAGCGCGACATCTTACCCAGAAAATCCAACATATAATGAACAGCAAGCCATGAAAAAATTTATAGAAGCAGTTCCTATGACTCTTCCGTGCGATGTTTGTAAACAACATGCAATTAATTATATAACAACATATTGGACAAAAAACATGAATTGGGTTGTAGCTTCAAGAAATAATCTTTTTGTTTTTTGGTGGCAATTTCATAACCATGTCAATAAATCACTAAAAAAACCTATAATGACTTTTGAAAAAGCTAAAGAAATGTACGGTTTATAATTGAAATGTTTAAAAGACATAAATATGAATTAACAAAAATGTCCTATAAAAAGACTGATACAGAAGAATCTGATGACGAATTTGATATTGAAGACGAAGAAGAAGAATTTGTAGAAATAGACGGTGATTATGAAATTGAAGAATATTCTGAAAATTATGAACCTTTTGAACATTATTTTAAATCATCGCAACGTAGAATTTTTGCTCCAAAACCTATTCAAATAATTGGTGAATATGCAAAGACTTTGAGTGATGTTTTTGAATCTAAAATGACAATTTTTAAAATTCCATTAAAATATAGATTGACTGAAAATATTGCAATGAAACCTAGACAAGAATCGTCTCGTTTATGTAGATCAATGTTAACAAATCATTCTTGTTCCTTTGGAAAACAATGTAAATTTGCACATTCTTTTAATAACATTACTAAATGTAAATTTGACTATTGTAAAAAAACAAAATTAATAGGAAATGGTTTATTTAAAAATATTTCTTCATATCCGTGTGTCTTGAGGCACAATTTAGAAACGTTAGATTCGTTTATTTTTAGAAATAAAGAGTATACTTCCTTACCAATAAAATTAGAAATATATGCACAATTTTTAGATGAATTCAAAGACATTTTAAAAATAACTAAATTTTCGAAAATAGAAATCATAGTTTTATAAAAAATGGATAAATACATTAGTTTTGAAGAAAATGCAGCTGCACAAACGTCTTTTACTTCTTTTACTTCAAACAAAACTATTGCCAACTTGGACTCTATTTTGAAAAAATGTTTAGATTACGAAGGAAATACTTTAGATTATGATGACATAAATCGTATAATCGATTTATTTCAAAAAATGCCTCATTACGAATTGCGATCACCAATATATTTTACTTTAGGATATCTTGCAACAAACGGAAGACATTGGGATAGTGTATGGATGCTAATGGATTGGCTTTCAAAATGGGTTGGTCAACCTTTAAATCCAATTTCTGTAATAAAATATCATCGTCATATTCAGAATATTCTTCATTGAAAGCTAAAAGTTCTTTAAGAGAAATGTGTTTTAATACAATTTCATTAACTAATTTTTTATAAAGAATTTTTGATGGTATAAGAATTTTGAATTTTAAAACAAATTCTTCTATAGCTAATTGTTTTAAAATTACCTTATTCATTGGTAATTTTATCCTTTCAATATTGCTTTTTTTAATACGTTTTAAAATATCGATATTTGATCTTAATGTAACATTTCCAAATGCTACATCTTCTACAAAATTACGTTCATCAACTGTTTTACAGTGATCGCAGTATTTCAAAAATTCCAAATTTTTCATTTTTATTTGGAATTTTAAAATCTTAAATATTTTTAAACATACGATCTTCGTAAGAAGTATCGTATCTTGCATCGTTAAAAAACCAAACATCTTTACTTCCAAATTTAAAATCTTCTGGAGCAGGTGTTGCTCTAAACCAAAAAACACAATCTTGCCATTTGTTTGATTGAATAGAATTGTTAATATACAACGCGCTATAATTTTCCGTGTATTTTATCATCAATTCTTTAAATTTCTCAAAAGTTGGTATAATTCCAGCAAAATTAGTATAAATTTTTTTTAAAGTTTCAATATTAGTTTCTCTAAAAATAAAAACACCATCAACATTAGTGCGAATAGCTGGAGGAATATCTAAAACATATTGCAATGATAAAATATAAAGCATTTTATAATGACGACCATTTTTAAACATGTCTTGTTGCAAAGGTTTTTTAAAAACAGTTGCATTTTCACAACAATCATCTACAATTAATACAGCCCATTGTTGTTCATCTAAATGCTTAATAGCCAACAATTGTCTTTGTCTAAAAAGTGCAATAGCATCTTCACTATATTCGTTATATATAAATAGTGGAGGAAAAAATTGTGAATAAAAATTATTAGCACTTTCAGAACCACTTAAAATACATCCAAGAGTAATTAGATTTTGTTTATTGTACAATAAGGCTTTTAGTAATGTTGATTTTCCAGTACCAGGTTTTCCTACAACAATAATTTTACTACCACCTTGATTAAAAGTTACATTGTTAGGATTAATCATATCAAAATTAAATTCTTTAATATCATCTTCATCTTCAATATCTTTCCAAGTTTCCATATTTTTATATCATTTGTATTTTGTTTTAAATATCTACTACCTCGCTGATAATTTTAGTTTCATTGTCAAATATTAAATCTTTAATAAATGATTTAGTATACCATTCTTTTAAATTTTTAAAAAATGGAAAAACAATTTTACCTTGTTCTTTAGTCAAAAATAAATCATCTCCATTGACACTGTGTTTAAAAGAAGTGGTGATGCATGCATAAGATTGATTCTTTTCGCCAACTTTTTCAGATTTTAATTCTGGACAAAAGATACAATGTGAAGCAATCCAAGCCGTAGATTCATTTTCTTGAAATTTGGTTACCGTCATACCATATTTAAAAGACAACATTTCACATACAAAATTTTTATAATTAACATCAAACTTAAACATACAATTTCCTTTTACAGTTAATTGAAAAGGTGATGTATGGAAAAATTTATGTTCTTCGTCTAAAAACATTACTAGATAACGCCTGGCGCATTGGATTTCACCTCGTTCTTTAGCATGAAAATCTCTGTTATAAACATATAGTGCATCGTACCTACGCAAATCTTTATTGTAACGTAAAAGAGGAGAACGTCTAATAATCACCAGTTTAGGCGTTTTAATTAAAATACCCGCAACTGTAACCATTTCTCCCTTTAGATCCATTTGTTCTGTATTCATAGTATATGGTATACCCACATCTTGAACAGAAAACCATCCTGCCTTTTCTTTGCAATCGTTAGGTATAAATAATCCAGCTTTGGTATTAATAGCTTTACAATATGGCATAGTTTGAACAATGGGTTGATTTAGCATTTTAGAATTAAAAGAGTCATAGTCTAATTCGTCCTCAACACTTTCAAAAGAAGAATTTGATTTGATATCCTCGTTAGGCTCACAAAACACGCGCAAGTCATCAAGTTTAAGAAAAATATTCCCTTTTTTGTTATCGAGTAAATCATAGACGGTCGCATATTTCACGTCGGGATCTTTAAATTCAAGCTTAAACTGGTCAAAATTGGTAATTTTATTATTACAAACAGTCATACCCAATTTTGACAATTTCTCAGCGGCTCCATTTGCCTCGATGTAGCCTTGATACAGATTATGACATGCGTTGTATTCGTCTTGAGTGACTGCAATAACATTGATAATGGGAAACGGAAACGACATTTTCCAAGGTTCTAGATTTTGGGTATTGTTCAAAAAAGTGTGCATAAAAACTTTTCAAAAAACTTGACTTGCAAGTTGTGTTAAATTCAACTTTCAGAAAGCACATGCAAGACTGTCTGCAAGTTCAGACATTGAATCGTCTTTTTGTAGTTCTGGACTGGTGGGAGGAGTTTGATCAAAACATTTGTAAAGAAATTTTTGTAATTGTTGATATGATATCAATTCTTTTAATGGCATTTCAAATACTTTGGCTAACGTTTCGTCAAGATAAAAAAATTTACGTTCATCACTTTTTTGAAGATCGTTATTTTTAATATATTTGCAAATAAATGAATTTACTTCTATTCGACTAGCTTTTTCGATATCCATAAAAAGAGACATTGTTTGAGAAAGTTTTCTTGGCATGCCAAGTCCAGTATTTTCAACAGGTCTACTTGTCCTTTTACGCCCAGATTTTTTAATATATTTTTTAATCAAATCTGATAATTTAGAAACATTAATATCTTCAGGGTATTGGGAAAGAAGTGTTTCAACTACATCGTAAATGTCACTCACCATCGCTTTGTCAGTAATTTTACCAGGCATTTTTATAGATATCTACAATCTTTTAGGTCAAATTGTCTAATTTCTATACTGGTAGCACTACAAGCCTAAAAACACTTAATAAATGGTTAACAAAACTGGTCTGATTATTATTATTATTATTATTATTATTATTATTATTTTTCTATATTTTCAAGAAAAAGAAATTGTAGTAAATAATGTGATTACTCCACCTATTATTCCTATACCTGTTATAGAAAATCAATTTAACTGTGGAATATCAGAATTAAATCAAAGTCAAATAATTGGTGGAGAAGAAGTTTGGCCTGGAAAATGGCCTTGGGTTGTTTACGTTTTAAGTACAAATGCAGCGTGCGGTGGCTCCCTAATATCAGATCAATGGGTATTAACAGCAGCTCATTGCGGATTATCAACGGAAACAAAATGTGTTTTAGGAAGTTTTGATAGAAGCAAATTTGAAGACACAACCGTCACTGCCAATGTCATACAAGTAATTGTTCACCCAAACTATAACGACGATACTCTTGAAGACGATATTGCTTTACTGAAATTAGATGTTCCTGTTCAATTCACGTCATATATAAAACCTATATGCTTACCAACATCAGATCACAATTTAAAAAATCAACAATTGTGGCTTGCAGGATGGGGTAAAGATGAAAATAGAAAACCTACCGACGTTCTAAACGATATACAATGTCAATACATGAGCTATTGTAATCTTGAAAACCACAATAGTTTAAAAAATATTTGTGTTAAATTTCTAAAGAAAAGAAACAGTGCATGTGATGGCGATTCCGGGGGTCCTTTAATATTTCAAATTAATGGTAAATATGAGCTTGTAGGAGTAATATCGAGTGTGGCTACCAATTGTAAAACTCCAACGAGTACTACAAAAGTGTGGTATTATTTAGATTGGATTAGACGACAATTAATGGCTTGAAAAACGTTCATCATAAATACGATTTCTATGTTCTACATTTAAAATTGGATTTAAAATGCATTCAACATTCCCAATTCGTATTTTAAACCTCATGATATTTAAATAATCAGTAGATTGTCTATCATAATCATAATCAATATAGTGAATAGTTATATGAGAATTAAAATAAACACCTTTATAAAATGTACTCATTTTTACTTTCAACAAAACTCGACTGAAATCTAGACTTCAATTGTTGTTCAATAAAAAACTCGACTGAAATCTAGACTTCAATTGTTGTTCAATAAAAAACTCGACTTAAATAATTTTTTCTTTAAAAACAACAATTTTTAAAGAAATTTTTTAATCAGAAAATAACTGCACCCAATAAGGAACTCCATTGGCGTTTGAAAAACGACCATTCCAACTATTTACTTTTCCCATAACAACTCCAACTCCAATTTGTCTGTATTGTCTGTTCATAATATTGGCGCGATGGCCGGGACTTCTTAACCATTGATTTACTACTTCTCCAGGGCCTTGAGCTCCCCAACTCAGGTTTTCTCCAACAAAAGACGATGGGTAACCCTGCTGCCTTGCTCTATCCCATGGTTGTCTACCTTCTGGATCTCTATGACTTCTAAATTGACGTCTATTCATGTCGGCGGCAAAATTAGTAGCAATTTGAGCCAGTTTCTGATTCCAAATCAATTGAGGTAATCTTTGTTTTACTCTTGCTTCGTTTGTAAACGTAACAACTTGCCCGTTCCAGTCGTTTGGTACTGGTGTAGGTACAGGAGCAGGACCCGGAGGTGCTGGTGCACCTGGAGATGGTCTACTATTTCCAGTAATTGGATTATTATTTGGGAGATATCCAGTTCCATTTACACTACCTCCAATACTTGTAATTAAAGTAGATAACCATGACCAATCCATACGTGCTCCTGGTCCTTTGACTGTAACAGTTCGATTTCCTAATGTAACTTTAGCAGTAATGGGTCGAATATTATTTTTTGATGTTGTTGTTGTCCCATACAACAGTAGAGAAATTATTGCAGCAGCAACTGCACCTATGATAAGTATTGCGCGATTGTCCATTTGTTTTAAAAAGTACTTAAAACATATATTTACGAAAATAAAAAATGATTTTGGATAACCATTTTTACTGCATAGAAAATTTTTTATCAAAACCAGAACTAGATGATTTGATTGAATTGGTTGAAAGTAATAAAGAAAATTTTACAGATACTACAACCGCGACTGCTCAGGTAGATTATAGAAAATCTAAAGTATTGGCAGCAACTTTCTATTCACAACTTTTTGAAACTTGGCGTAATAGGCTATACGGTCTATTTCCACGTATCACAACCGAATTGTTGCATCCCTATTTTATTCCGGCCGATTTTGAAATGCAACTTACCTCTACCAACGATGGGGAATATTATAAAACACATAACGATAATGGACATGAAATTTGTAAAACTAGAGAAATTACCTACGTTTATTATTTTAATAGAGAACCAAAGAAGTTTGAAAACGGTTTTCTTCAACTTTATCCAACAGATACTCTTAACGTAGAACTTAATTTACCAGACGAAGGTTCAAAATTTATTGAACCAAAAAATAATAGTATAATATTTTTTGATAGTAGACTAATGCATCAAGTACTACCAACACAGGTAAAATCAAAAGACTTTATGGATTCTAGATTCACAATAAATGGTTGGTTCAAAGGTTAAAATTCAAAAGTAAATGAATACTTTGGAATTTTTAATTATCTACATACATTTCATCTGTACCATTGTTTGATCCACTAATGATTGCACTACTGCCTGCGACTGGCAGCCTGTGTAGTGCAGTATCATTGGAAAAGTCGGAAAAATTAGAAGATGAAAAGGATTTATTTTTCAATAAATTGTTTAAAAAATCTTGATTTTGTTGAAGTATAGAAGTGAAATATTGTTTTAATACATATTCTTGATTAGATTTTAGTTGTAACATTTCACTAGATATAGTATTTAAAATTTGGGGTAACAAAATACTCGCGTATGCAGATTGAACACGATGTGCCAAGTCTGTTACAATATTAATTTTAAAAGTATCACCAAATTGTGAATTTATAATTTTAATAAGATTTAAATTTGTTTTATTTAAAATTTGTTCATAATTCGAGGGACTTTTTAATTCATCCAAAATTTTATGTTGTAATTCGAAAGATTGCCCAGATTCATCTACAATTTTCTTAAAAATATTTTCTGAAATAAATTTCAATTGACCAGTAGATTCATTTACAAGATTTTCTAAAATTTTATTTTGTTGACCAGTAGATTCATTTACAAGATTTTCTATATTTTGTAAAATCAATACATTTTCTGAAAAAAAATTGTCTGTTTCGTTTTTTTCCGGAAAATTAGTAGGTTTTTTTACTAAAAAAAATTCATTGTACGTGAAAAATCCTAAAAATACTAAATTCGAAAAAATAAGAAATAAACTTAAAATTTTGTATACATGTTTCCTATTTTTTTTAAAAGGTGCGTGTTTTTGTGTATTTTGTGTATACACAATTTCTTCGTCTATCATGGGAGTCATTTGCGTTATATGAGTCATTTATTATACTTTGTATAAAAAGATTTATAATATGCTACAATTTTTTAAGAAAAAAATCAACTATGTATGTTATTGATATTTACGCACATATGTAGTAGTACTGCATGTTCCATACGCGTCTTTAAAAGTTAAAAAACCTTGACCTGTTGTTTTATAAGGATTTGTAGAAACTGGGATTCCAAACCCTCCAAATACAGGCACAACGTAGAAATCACTTGCGTCTTGCATAGTGTACGAAGAATATAAGTTGTCCATTTTTATTAAACAATTAATTATTATTCTCAAGTGCAATAATTTGAATCAAACTGTATTTTTGGGTTATAATAACCTAGACGGGTAGCATGGTTTAAAAGTTGTTCAAAAATGTTTTGGAATTTTTTAGTATGATGTAATTCGTCATTGATAACATGTGCAATTTCGTGTAATAAAACGTATAAAAGACTATTAAAAGAATACAATTGTCCATTTTCATTTTTCATACACAAGACAATTTTTTTCTTGTTTTCTGTAAAAGAAGAATAACCCTCTTGTATTGAAAATTTATGATAATAATTTGAAAAATTTAATTTAGTCAAGTAGCCAGCAAATTTAGTTTTTGTATTATCTAAAATATCATAGATGGCAAAATTAAGAGATTTTAACATGTTCTTGGAAGTTTCATCTTCCAACTGGTAAAATCGTTCTTTTTTTCTAAACAAAAAATATAAAAGAATAGCAAAAGTCAAAAAAACAACGAAAACTATTTTATCCATTTATTGGACCCATTTATGATGACAATTGCTACATTTTGCAAAAACAGATGTTGGTTCGTCTCCACTTCTAGTTTGTTTAGAAAAAGAAAATATTTTGTTAGATTTGCATTTTAAACATTGCAAAATTCCTTCAACTACTTCTATGGGGGTTATAATAAATTTATTGAATTCTTCATCTTCCAACCTAAATTTTTTAAAATTTGGAAGATTCCAAACATCTTGATATTGCTCAACATTTCTAAATAACATTTCATATATCATTGTTTCATCAACATTAGGAAACGATTCACTTTTCAGACATTTCCACACCAATTTCGTTTTGTTCAAATCCATTCCAGAATGATGTTAACCCAAATTTTGAATACAACTTTATAAGATTTTGAAATGAAATATCTAAAGTATTAAATTCAAAATTTGGAAAAAGTCCATCAGCATTTTCAGGTATTTCTTTTTCCAAGACACAATCAAGAACTTTTGTTTCGTCACTCCAAAATAAAATAAATTTTTTTAAATCGTTGTAAATGTTATTGTTTTCTTCCATATATATAATAATATGTTTGAAAATGTGTTGAATCCATTCGTGATGTATAAATCTATACAAATCACTTTTGCTTGTATATTTCCATACAAATTTGGTATACACATGTTCGTGTAAAACATGATGTAACTCTTCTGTTGTAAACAAAATATAAAAATTGCCTTTAGCATCTTTACGTATTGGACAAAAAGTAGAATGAAAAACTAATTTTATAATTTCATCATTTGTCAATAAAAATGGCCAAAATATACATTCTGTCTTTGCAAGTAACAGTTGGAAAAAATGACTACAATCAATATTTCTGTTGATGGTATAGTTAAAGTATCTATTTGCTACAGAAATATTACTGCGCCAATATTTAACATTTTGTAAATTAAGTGGACCAAGATCACAAGAATTTGGATTTAACCATTTTAAATATTGTTTAATTCCGTAAATTAAAAAAGGGTTTAATCCCAAAGTTTTACATTTTTCAATTTCTAATTTTGTATTAAGTTTATTTACGTTGACATTTCCAATTTGCTTCAAATATTTTTGAAGTTTAATCCATTCTTCCCTAGCCTTTGTAGTTAAAGTTGGTACGTAAATTGTAGAACGTAAAGTTTTTACAATGTTATGTTCATAATACATTTTTTCACATAAGTGTAATTTAATTTGTGATAGTGAATGACCTGTAAAATCACACCTCTTACAAACAAATAGAAAACTTTTAGACTGAATACATTCTTTTCGTCGCAAATGCCGTTTATATTCTTCTTTCGAAGAAGAAGAAAATGAACAAAAATTACAAATTTGCATTTTTAAAATTTACAACATCATCTTGGAATGGCATTCAATTGGTGGAATATAATAAATGAATAGATTTTATAAAGAACAAGCAATTTTAGCTGGATGGTTGCCTAGCCATATTGAAAGTCTAACAGAAGCACAAGTTAAAAGTTTATTATTTTCTCCGAAAAATGTTAAAGAATATTCTTTTGAACAAATGATAAATACTGCCAATAGAGCAACACTTCAAAAATTTGCTGTAGATAATTATGGGTTAAATAGAGAAATCTCAAGAACTCTTAAAACACCTGCATTAAAAGAATACATTAAAAACGAGTCGCTTTATAAAAGTGAAAATTTAACATACCAACCTATAACTGAAGGACCCTATTATCCTGGAGAACGTGCAGTTCGAGAACTTAACCGCTTTGAACCATCTTATCCATCTTATCCATCTTATCCATCTTATCCTTCACCAAAATCAGGCACATTTACAGATTATGTTAGTAGATTTGACCCCTCGTCAGCGTATAATCCAAGTTTATATTCTCCTTCTCTTTATCGCTCTCCATTTCAATTGACACAGTCAGATTTGCAAGCAATTAACAAAAAGGTTGGAGGAGATGCAAATGCAATTCTTAAAATTATGCCACCAATACCATCACCAATTACACCAATTACACCAACTCCAATAAAAATCGAAAAAGTGGAACCTGAAATTATAAATCTACCTTTTTGAGGTTATGAAATTATGAATTTTAATAAAAAGAATGAAGATAAAAACCTTAAATAAAAATGCCCGACGAAAAAAGTTGTAAGCCTAAAATGAAATGTAAATTTATTCGCGTTTGTAAGAGAACGGTCACAGAAATGAAAGAAATTCCTTGTAAAAAACCAACAACTTGTCCTAAACCCAAAACGTGTTGTGGTGGCCAACCTAAAGAAGAAATTGTATACGGAATGTAGTTGTATACGAATGTAAAAAAAGTTGTTTTATAACACTTCTAATTGTATTTCAAAAGAAAACAATCTTATATAAAAATGCCGCCGAAAACAACAAAAACGTTGAATAAAACTGCGTTAAACAAATTAACAAAACCAGTTTTGTTAAATTTCGCCCTTTCAATTGGATTAATTCAAGGAAAAAAATCTCTATTAAAAGAAGAAATAATTCAATTTATTTTAAGTAAACAAGATGAGGACATAATCAATAAATTTTCAAATTTGACAATTGCATCAAAACCATCCATTTCCACAGAATCATCTATAGAACCAGTCAATGAATTGCGTCAATCGCAACACGTTACATTCAACGATAAACCAATTTCTGAAAGTCTAATTCCAAGTGTTTTATCGACTATAGCAGAAGAAAAATCTATTTTGAAGGTTGACGTTATTCAAAAAGCTAAAGAATGTACAACCTTGGAACAAATTTTAAATTTGTTAAAAATATATCCAGAATATTCAAAAAATAGAGAAATTAGGAAAATCATAAAAAATTTACCTGATTCCGATGAAGAAGAATCAACACCTTTCTCTTTACAAGAACCAGCACAAACTTTTACAAGTGGTACGTCTACCGAATCGACAATTTTTTTTCTCCCAAGCATACAACCTGTAAACACAAATTTTCCTAATTCAAACACAAACCCCATTCCTTCGACAAGCACAACTTTTCCTAACCCCATTCCTTCGACAAGTACAACTTTTCCTAACCCCATTCCTTCGACAAGTACAACTTTTCCTAACCCCATTCCTTCGACAAGCACAACTTTTCCTAACCCCATTCCTTCGACAAGCACAACTTTTCCTAACCCCATTCCTTCGACAAGCACAACTTTTCCAAACCTGACAAATAGTCCTATTGTTTCTTCACAAACAAGCACAAATTTCAAAGATACGAAAAGTGTAATTCCTAAAAAAAATAAACATATATTGACACCTCTGAAAGTTACAAATAATTCTACAAATATAACAACTGGTAAAACAGATATTTTAAAAGATCAAATACGTGATTCTAAAGATATTTCTGAAATTTTATCTACGATAAAAAATCCAACAGAAATACATTTAAGTGTATTATCTGATGTTGATTTTGAGATGTCTCGGTCTTTTGGATTTGTTTCATCGGCTGTTATGTAATCGCGCCTACGGCATTCGGGACAAATAGTACCGCCCCAAAGGCGGGTAATACCTTTATTTCTGCCTTTAAAAGAAATTGATAATATTTTACGTGTCTCATTCTAGCTGGTAAAAACATGGAAAACTTGCAATGTTTGGACGCCGTTGCTGCTTACAAGTTTGGCGTTTTGACTGAACGACCAGCTTATTTAAAATTTAAAGACGAAAAAGAATTGTACGTGTTGACGGATGAAGGTGAGACGGCGTTGGTTACGCTAACGACACGCCAAGGCGAAGCCGTTTTATACGTGGACGACAACATGGAATTGGAATTGGAATATGGTAAAATTTACTACTTGAAACCTGCTCCGCCGCAATCAGTGTGTCTCGATAATTTTGACGTTCAGAAATATACTTTGGTGGACAATGTGAGAGAAAATGCTGTAGCTAATGACCAACTGACTTTTGTCACTGAACGTGCTATTGACTGTTTGAAAACAGCAATTGGAAACAAAAAATTACGCATGTCTTGTTGGCCCTTAAAGAACATAAGTATCGTAACTTTTCTCGAGAAATGTAGCATACCGTATCACGTGGTACTTAAATGCAGAAAAAGTGGTGGTCAACCTTATTGCATTTTTGACAATGACATGTGTATTGAAACTAATTGTAACAAGGAATGTCCTCTAGACTTTTTTAAAAAAATTGAAGACGTGACTACCAACGGAAACTTGTTTTGTGATTGCAAGACACTTGTAAAAAAGGTGAAACATGTATACAGCGAACGTCTCTTCACTGGAACTACCATCAATTGGAGTGAGGAAAAAGCTTTCGTCATTTTTAATCCGACTGTAGATAGTGACACCGTCACGGAATCGGTTCTTCCTGTCACGTCGCCCGATTGCATAGAAACTGTTTTTTAAGTATTTTATGCTATATCACGTCTACCATAAAGACCAGGACGTGATATAGCATAAAATACTCTTGTAAAAATTTTTTGGAAATACACTTTTTGTTTGAGAAGAA